GTCCCGAGACACGTCCCCCAGCAGGGGCGTGTGTCTCACCCTGGACCATGACTCAGGTGGGGACGTGGTAGGGTGTCTCACCCGGATACGTGTCAACAAACGTGAGACATGTACCAAACAAAAACATGCCCCATCCTAAAACGTTCCAGACTGAGATGTCCCGTTTGGAGACACCGGGCGCGTCGCTCAAACTGTCAATCTCGCCCTGAGACAGGGGGTCCTAGGCCCAGAGCGTCTCACCGTGAAACAAATAGAAAGCGTTTCACATTTGTTAGGGTCCGCCCCAACGTATAGGAAAGCGTTTCGTATATGTGTTTCAACGTGGTACACATAGGAAGCCGTTTCCCGTTAGGTCAGGGCAGACCCCAACGCGTCTTAGGGCAAACCCTAACAAGTAGGAAAGCGTTTCACATGTGTGTACCAAAGCAAGGCACATTAGGGAAAACCCCAAGAAATGTGGAAATGGTTTCCTATTCGTTAGGGTCCCCCCTATATACCCCGAATCTCAGCCTGAGGCATGCTTGTACCCACACTCTCTGGGTTCTCAATGCTTCCCATGGTAGGATATATCTCACGAATGATTTGATATCATGATATCCTAGAATGTCTAATTCAAATGGTTCAGTAATGTCTCGAGATGATACACGCACCATGAGGTCATGGAACACTGGGGGACCCCTCCCGTTATTACACGTATGGACGAAAATAGAAACCGAGGCCACGTCCCCAGTTTGGGAAACATGAACGGGGTGTACCCTCCCAAAGACGTCTTCAATGTTTGGCGAAGAGGATGCAATCACACGAAAGGTGGGTTAGAACCATGGAAATGTGATAAATGCACTAAAGACATGTTACGATCGTTGAAAAGGTCCCTTGCCACATTTCCTACAGAAGGCGAGGCACAGCAACAGATACAAAAAGCCAAAAGGACATTACAGATCGTGTTAGGTCATTCAAAATGCTATTGCCGAGAATGTAATAAAGCTGCCTATTTGTAGTACAAATAGGACAATGAAACACTTAGGGACTCCACCCGTTACGCGGGTATGAGTGGAACGTCTTACTATTTGAGCTTCTTATGGAGAGGCCGGACTCTACGAACCAAAACTACAAAGACCATCGGTCCAGCCATGCGCCAAAGAATAAGGGAAGAAATTATGAGCGACGATATTCAAGCGACGCGGGAAATGAACGTGGGAGAGGAACTGGTCATGATGGCTGCTGCTCTGTCTCGTGTCGCGTCTAAGTATAAACAAGAAAAGGAACGTATTGAACAAAACTGCAAAGACATGCAGGACATGAAAGAGTCCGTGGAGGAGGCGTTCCGGCGCTACATACACGCCGCCCTGTCTGACCGCAAATCCTACGTGACTCCACAAGAATTCATAACTATGGTTCAAACACGACTCACTGACGCGATCCAATGCGTCAACAAGGAGAAGCGTGAAGAGAGCAGGGAGACGGATTGATGGAAATTCCCAGAATGTTACTTATAGCCACGCGTCCGGAAGTTCTTGACCAAAACATGGAGGTTGAGGTCAAGAAACTGATCGTAGTCCGACGCAGGGTGTCAGGTGATAGTCCTGAACATATGTTTTACTTTTACGAACTGGACGGGACTCTGGTAGCGATCACAAATCCGGCCCGCGAACGAGACTGGAGTAAATAATGGCAACTGCAAACATCACAATCGACGTCATGAATGTCGAAAAAGTGAGAACAATCATCACCGAGCTTCAAGACCAGAATGAAGAACTGATGAAGGAAAGGGATACACTACGCGACCGGACACGTCAAGCGTTGAACATGCTACTGGACCACTCGACCGACGTGTTCTCGAACGCGGCCACACCGCAAAAGGCCCAATACTACGCTACAAAGGCGTCCCTCGTTCATTACCGGGACGAACTCAAGAAACAGGATTGGTGGAACAAATGAGCGATGAGAACCAACCCACAAGGGAACTGACACACAGTGAAGGACTTATTGAGATCCGGGTAACTCTTGAGTGGCTAGCCGCACGATTCAGCAAGGTGGAGCGCCAGAGGGACCGATCCCGAGAAAGAATGGGTGAAATGCAAACAGCACTAGGTGACATGACTGAGGCGTTTCGCCGGTACATGATCCTCCACCTGCAGATGCAGCGTCCGGACCTTAGCCGTCCGCAGATTGTGGAACTCCTATACAGAGAGGTCGCAAAAGGAGCCAAACACGTCAAACAGGACCGGGAAGCCGGTCGCCCCTGGAGGATAGAGCCTTGAGCGACGGAAATACGGATCCAGGTGACTTCACCAGCATCTACGAGGGAATCGAGAAGCTCGCCAACCTTGCCAAAGACGCGTTGAAGAAAGGCGAACAACTGGCAAGGGACAGGGACCAGTTCCGAGAGGAGCGCAATTACGAGCGAGACGGTAAAGACGTCTACAGTGAGAAGATCGAACGACTTCAAAAAGAACTGGAAGACATGCGCCGGTCCGAACAGATCCTCGGCCTTGCGCTCCGACAGGAGATCGTTAGTAGTAAAGGTGCAAGCACACCAATTGAACTCGAACGCAAAGTCTTGCGACGGATTCATGAGGTAACACTCGAAATTGAGAAACAGAAAAGGACAAAAGATGCCGAGACGTAAACTGTCCGAGGCACATGGGCCGGGACCCGTACCGGCAATGCCGGATCTTGCCTTGGTGAGCTACACCGTAGGATCCTGGTCGAGTGATCCGGTTCCCGACCGCACACCGCCCGTGGCCGTGGTGCTAGTCCTTCACCTAAAAGAAAAAGAGAAAGAACTCCACATCGGACTGCGTTTGAAAAGCAAATCCGCAGTCAACGAACTTATCGACATCCTGGAACACCACAAAGTAGACGTGTGGGGCACCAAATGATCTTTCCGGATGGACAGTACGCCGCGTCTGACGGATGGGTAGCCTCCATGGACATCGTGCTCGACATCGGGACTGTGTTCGAATGGATGTCTAACGAATGGGAAGTCGTCGTGCATTTCAACTTCCCTTGTTGTGGTCATCAAACAACAGCAGTCCGCAAAGTCGGTTCTAATCTACACATATGGCGGGGGATCGGCCCTTGCCCCAGTTGCAACTGTTCTCACACTTACACAATTCAAGACGACTACGAAGTCGAAGGACTGAAAAATGAGCGCACACCATAGACGGCGCAGACGATCGAGACGGCGGAGGAGATCCGGCTGCGGGTGCGCCCCGCTGATCCTACTTGCAATCCTCTTGGTGTGGTAAAATGGGTAGACTCGACCTATTTAAGATTTACAAGGACGGAGACGCGCTCCGACGAAAACTCGCTATGGCAACCGGCCTAGCGATGCACAAGAGATTCGAAGAGCAAATCTTCAAAACCAACATGAGATACAAAACGATAGCGATGTACGTGGACGTGTTCATTCTAACAGAGGAGAACCGGCACTCGAACGAATCCTGGCCTCAATGGATGCACGAAGCGTGGGCCAAAGACGCAAGGGAAATTGGGGCGGTAAGCAACGGCGGAGAGAGTCTTATTTTGCAGTGTTCGGAGTCTTCATCCACAGAGATCCGGACTGGACAGTGTGTCATGCGTCACGACGATGGGGTTCTGTCACCCATAACGCAGGAGATTTTGAACAAGACTTACGTTCCTTGTGTAGAGCCGGGTACAGTTATCAGTGTGGACACGTTGCAAATGGAACTCCGGATGTTGAGGGAATTCGTATACAATTTGGAACCCCAACCCCTCTGTGAAATAGCCAGTAGCACCAATCTAGTGGTGGTGGCTGTCAATAGTGAGGCCGTGCGGTTCATTGATAAAATCACTGACGAGGTAAATGGCCAATGAAAATCATATTCAAAGACAGCCCTACCGACATCGAGTTCGAACGAGGCGAGGACGAGGATGATCGCGAGTTCAAGAGGGCAGTGGTTGTGTTTGACATGAACCAACTCATCACTCTCTATTTGACAGACACCGAAGGAAATGTCGCCCCTATGGACGTCCTTTATGGTGAACTAACCACAAGGAACGCACTAGGTCCGGACAACTTCCAACCTGATTCCATTGGCCTCAAGGTGATCGACGCAGAAGAGGAGATCCGGCGTCTTCGGGAAGTGGAGGTTGATCACCAAAGAAACCGCCGAATTCTGGAAAAAGCTCTGTGGCTGGCCGTTGGCTCTCACGAGCCTAATCCCACCCAAACCGCAGACCGCATTATCTCCTTGAAAGGACTTGCCGAAGAGGACATTGTCAAAGAGGACTCGATCGAGTGTCCCGCATGTTCCAAAGCTGGTGGGGCCGACATTCCGGTTCATCACCTACCTCCGGTGTGTCTGGAGAAAGGAACGGAGTCATGAACTTCCAACCGTTGAATAAAGGGGACCGGATTTTCAAATACACCATTCCGGATGACCCTTTGAACACGATCGTCGCAGTTAGGATGCACGCTAACGCGGAAATCCTCTCGGTCGGGTGGCAGGAGGGACATGGAATCCAGGTTTGGGCCCGCGTATCCCAGGACGCCATTTACCAAAGCGCGTATGAGGATCAAAAATTCATCGTCATGTTCACCGGCCAGAAGTGGAAAGGTGACAGAATAATGGCGTGGCCAATTGGCACCGTGACAGATCCGGAAATGAACCTCGTTTACCACGTGTGGGTGAAGATCTGATGACCAAAGAACAAAAAGATGAGATTAAAAAGCTCAAATTTAGGATTAGGAACCTGCAGAGGTCTGTAGACGAGCAGAAGCGAGCCCGTGTGATTTCGGACTGCGCCTTGCAGTTGGAAATTGCCGACAAGACTAATTACCTATACGAGGACGTGCAAAAAGAGTACGAGTCCTGGCGCGTGACGAAGAGACGGAAGGAAGCCGAGGAAAAATTGCTAAAAGAAGGACAGATCGAGTGAAAGACTTCATAATTGGCATCGTCTATTTATGCAGTTTACCCTTTGTCGGATTGTACGACACCGTGCTCATCATTGCGAACTGGATTCGAGAAATGGGTCGTGATCGGCCAGGGTGGAAGAAAAATGACTAATCAACTCACTGGACGACTGATTCTTGTAGAATGGTTTGATCACTGGTCAGGTCATGGGTGGGCAAGTGCGGGTGATTATCACCATAAGCCTATTCACATTCGAACAATTGGTTGGGAAGCAGAAAGTGATGACGAACGTATTTTACTCCTGTGCACATCAAACCGGATTGGCACTAACCGAGCCGATTATTTTATGGGTATTCTGTACACAGATATCGTAAAATTCGAGGAGATTATTCTCAAATGATGCTCACAGACCAGGAACGCAAGAGCTTGATACAACAAGCGAAGAGTCTTCCAAAGTACGGATTCGAGGTAATGCTCATTCCCGAGAATAAAGGATGCGTGTCACTTTACATGAAACGTCTTGTAGGCGACGGCACGATGGTCCTGCGTATCGAGTTGAAAGACTACCAAACAGGGGCCGATGTTGTGATCACGGTTATTGGTGTCGAGCCCCACGTCCGACGACAAGGGCACGCAACCAAAGCAGTCAGTGACCTCATCACCTGGGCACGAGCCAATGGGCTCAACGGTGAAATCCGGGCGACTCTAGTAAAGAAGAGTGCCGAGCCCTTTTGGGAACATGTGGGGTTTCTAGCTGCAAACAACATCACTCACGATTTTATCTTCGTCGAATGATTAAGAAGAAGAAAGTTCACATCTTCTACCAAAGTCCGTACAAGGGTCTTGGTCCTGGAGGGGCACGGTGTCAACGCAAGAAGAACCCGCTCCACCACACCACCAAGAAAATCACTGAGGTCACGTGTCCCGCGTGCCTCTTCCTCATTGCAAGGGTAACAAAGAAATGAAATGTCCTGAATGTGACGGAACTGGGGTCTTCTCCCCAACACCTTACCCCGAAGACGGGTGGTCATGTAATGAGTGTTACGGCTCCGGGGAAGTCCCCTACCCTCCTACCCCTAAACCAAAATGAACTGGATCGTAATAGCTGTTTTCGCTCTGATTATATGGTTTGCGTATGTGGTGCTACACTTACTGTCAGACATGGGCCACGTCTTCCAGTTCAACCGTGACCAAATAGCCATCAACGCAAATTCTGTCGATATATCTGAACAACAGCAGAAAATCAACCGAGCCCAGAACCGCAAGATCGGTCAACTAGATCAAGAGATCAAAGAACTCAAGGAGATGATCAAATGCCGACCATCAGACTAAAAGAATCTGCAAGACTTGAAGCCTTCCAACTCGGTACACACGCTGCGCCCCGCTGGTTCCTAGAGGCTTTCTCTAATAAGAAGGAACTCGTGTACGGTCCGACCGGCGCGATTCAGAACGTTATCGGAATGGAGTACGATGCCAAGCTCAATAGGAGGGTCGTCGTAAACATTGCTGAGCGAGGCGACTGGTGTTATCTTACGCAGGAGGGAGCAATCGACTTCCTCGAACAATCCGAATTTACTAAGTATTGGGAAGAGATCAAATGAACCTAGAAGACAGATTCGACGCGGCCCTCGAACTCGCCATCATGACTGGTCGAGTTGAAGGCTTCTTGCGAGACCGAATGGGCGCAACCAACGTGCGTCCTTCAATGATAGTCATGCCGAACGGTGATACCACCGTCTCGTGGGAGTGGAGTAGCGCCTACCACGAGAACCACAAGCTCAACCAGCACGTATCCGCTTTCGACCTTGGCCTACTCAAGGGAGTGGACGGACCGAAGCACAGGAAGCAAACCATTGCTGTATGGCTCGCGAACATCGAGGTCCCGTCACTTCCCAAAGATGGTGACTAAGTTCTTCCTGCCGTATTCGGCAATCCACACGGCGTCATAAACGCCTTCCTCAGCAACGAGGGTCACGGGGATGTCACCCCACTTGTCTAACGCGGCGAGCTTGACGGTCAATTTGACTTCTTCTCGTCGTTTTTTGCTATCCTGACCCTGGCGTTTCTTCGGAATGTCGATCTGCCTCTGCCACGTCTGCGGCACGACCTCGACAGTTGGGTATTCGAAGAAAACGCACACCATACGCACCATTTCGGAATACATCCCAAATGCGAAGGCTTGTTTCACTCCGTTGCCGGGACGTGAGTGTACCTTTTCGATCACACACAAGGTGACGAGGTACTCCTCATTGATCTCCTCAAAAAGCTGAACGAAAGCTTCCCGGCTGATTACCCCGCTCTTGAAGAGACGCGAACAGGAGAGAAGTCGACCTGATGAGAGGTCCAGCACGACGAGCGCACCAGACCTCCCAGGGTCAACACCGATGATTACTTCGGGTTTGGTCATCGACCGGTCATCATAGCGAGTTCGCGTTCAACGATCTGAACCGGCATACCGGAAATCGACGAATAGGTTCCCTTTCGCTTGGTGTTACGTGAGGCTTGAGATTCGAACGAGATCTTGCGGACAGGGGGAGCACCCCACTTGTAGGAAGCAGTCTGCGAGTTGAAAATCAGATCACCATGGCGACCATTGCCTTCGAACTCGTTACTCCCCACAAACCGGAGATCCTCGATTGCGGAAAACATGGCCGGAGAACGATTGGCATCTACGGAGCGGAATTTGCAGTTCTTTACAACCACCTTTTCGTGTGTGTAACCACGAGCGTTGGTGTAGTTGCCGTTGGAAGCGGGCTGCCACTCGACGGAAATTGCGCCTGCCTTGGAGTCGATAGCGTTTCCCTCAATCCAACACATTCCGCCACCGGCAGAATACCATACCGTCGCGAGGCTACCACCTTCATAAGGCTTGTCCTCCAACCATTTCTTCTTCTCGGCGTAATCTGACCAACAGCCCTCAACCAGGACGGTTCCGTACGGTGCATTCTGATTCGACGGGTCCACCGTGTGCGGGCGGATCTGAAATGAAGTTCGGCCCGCGTGCGGAAGATAACATTTGACGATGTAGACATTACCTTGGTTCTTAATGTACGCGAGGCCGTGATCGCCAAAGTACATGTCATAACCGAACGCAGTTACGGGCGGCTTTTGTCCCTCGATAATGAGATCGTCGAAAGGGTCATTGAAGTCGAATGCAGACCGGTGCATGTCGTACTTGCCCTTGTTCATCTTCGGGTGGCCAACATACCGGCAGCCGGAGAACCCGAACAGACCCGCCTTGTTGATGTGATGCGTGTGCCCACCATAGGAGTCTTCGGGAAAGTGTAGGTCGAGACCCTGAGCGACGAAATGATCGATTCGTCCGTCTGTGTCGTGCGTCGAAATGGAACCAATACCCGCCGTGGCGTCGACACCAACCAGAACCAAGTCCAATCCAATGGGCACGCCCGTAGCGTTTTTGCGCACAACCTTCGGTCCCCAAACTGCTCCGCAGAGATTGGGCGTGTGATTCGTCTTGCCCTTAATCGCGATGACAATTCGTCTTTGATTAATCGGGGCAAGTGACACAGCACGGGCGATCCCCTCCGTGTCGTCGATGGGAATTCGTTTGTTGTGCTTGTCCGTCAACATACGGTCTTCTAGAATGAAGTCCGGTGCATCTGCGTCCAGGTCCACACGGATTTCCGGCTTCACCGGCTTGATGTACTCTCCGGGCTCTTCCTTGGGCCCTCTCTCGTCCACGGGCGGGTCGTCCACCAGGAGGTCGTCTTCCTGCCTCTGAGCGCGAACGAGGGAACGGGAGACCCTCTCGAAGTCACCCCGGAGGATGTCCACATCCTTACTTACCCGGTCGAATCTACGGAAGCTCTTACGGAGTTCCTCTATTTGCTTAGCCATAACCTCAATCCTTTTTGGTTAATCAATCGGTTCGTATTGTTCTTCAAACTTCTGGAAGTTCATAACCTCCAAACGTGCTTTTGCCTCACCAGGATGGGCCACTACTACACAGCCGGGAGTAACTCCCACTTCAGTTCCAGACGGATGTTTAAACATATACCAAACGGCTCCGTTGGACACAAATGAATCAATCTCATCCGGTAAATTTTGATGATCGTCAAAAATAGTTACTTCAACCTCATTGTTTTTGGCTTTGTACTTTTTCATGTTAGATTGCAGCCCAGATGCTGCCGTTATAGACTTCATGGACGTTTGTGTCCGCGATCCACCTCGTCATTCCTTCCAAGGGAATCACAAACACCCAGGTGTTTGCCCCTGCGACGTCCAAGTAAACCGCAAAATTGCCTTCCTGTCCAGCCCAGTCACCAGTGGCCGTCGCGAGGGGTATGTAAACGTCCCCTACGGTCGGAGATCCGGGAGGAGCCGTAAGGTCGAGATCGAGGACGTTAGGTTGCGGAGTGAACACCGCGAGCACCTGCCAATTAAGGTTGGCATCTGCTGCAGCGGAGGCTTGGTTTTCAGACAGAAGATCAGTGCCGAACTTGAAGAGTGCCATTTAGACGGTCCTTTCGGCCTTGCGGCCTCGACCAACTCGGGCCGAAATCTGGTAAACGCGGAATTTGAGTGTCGTTTGGTCACCACCAAAGTCGGTGGACTGTTGAGCACTCGTGTAGGGAGTAGTGGAAGACGTAATCCCCGTAATCGTACGGACGACAGTTGTGCCATTCATGATTTCGACTTCGTAGGACTCAGTATCTTCCAGGAGAGGGGGGTTTGGGGTTTTGAACCACGTGAAGTTCGACCGGGACCGGCGACGCCATGTCAGCGTCCAGTCCCCCGAGGAACTGTTTCTCTTGCCCCGGAGATTCACGGCGTCTGGGGGAAGCACGGTAGCCCCTGCCAGGACCTGAGGGCGAGCGATGGCGTCGGTGAGCCCTCCGCCGATACTCACGGCCTTATAGTTCCGGGTGGTGCCCACGGCAGCCAGGGAGTGAGGGACGAATTGGATACCAACCGCGTTCAGGAGGATGAACCTCTCTCCATCGACGTGTTCTCCATATGCGTATTCCGTGGTGCCAAGACCACGAAGGAACTGGGAAATAGTGTAGGTCCCGTCGGCTTCCAAGACGGCGGAGAGGAACCCAACGATTTCGTCCCCGATGAGGGCGCGGTTCGCGCCGTTTCGAACCTCACTGGCCACCTTGGATGACAGCGTTCCTTCGAAGAGTTTGACGGTGACAGAGGAGACGGGATCCCAGAAGGAGTGTAGGTTGGTTGAGTCGTTAAGAGACACCGTGGCAACGCCCATGGTTGCCTGAGTAGTGTAGGGACTGACGATCGGATTATACGTTACGCCGTCGTCTGTGGACTGATGAATGGACCCACCTTTGTAGAGTTGATCCGGGACGCGGGTGGTCGCAGCCAGGAAAACGCCGGTCATTTCAGCATACTGATCCTGGAGGGATGAAAGGTCGATGACTTCGACTTTCATATCCGGGGCGGAGTACAGTGAAGACAGCGTTCCTCGCGGAGCTTCGTGAGGACTACTGTGCGTGGTGGCCGACGAAAGTTCCGGTGTGGCTTCCAAGAGAGACACACCATTGACACCTTCACGAATACCAACAATCAAGAACCGGTAATCAGTCCCGTCATAAGTAAACGTGATAAGGTCGTTCTCTTGCAAATCCATGTGACGCGGAGGAATCGCCACTTCAATTAAGTCCCGAGAAATCCATGCGATCCAAAGGATGGTCGCTGCCAGATCTCGTGCTTCGCCGCCGTTCATCGAAATCGTAATATCAACGGTTTTCGACTCGGTACTACTACCGGGGTTGTTGTGCGTTTCGGATTGCTCACCGGGTTGGTAGTCGTTCTCCGTGTCGATATGCTTTACGTATACCTGACGAGGAGGAACAAGGACCGGCGATTTCTCCCACATAGCCGGATCGTTCTGCGGTTCTTCCTGTCCTTCTCGGGCTGACAAGTCGCCAAGAGGTATTGCCTTCACCGATGCGTTCTTGCGCTCAAAGAAGACCAACATTCCATTGTTTTCCCTGGCGAGAATGTTATAGAACATCATCAAGGGTTGCAGCTTCGAAATGGCGGTTTGCGGGCCCCGCGTCGCATAGCCTTTTTCGACAATTGCCGACAGAGCGCTGCAATCATACTGAGAACTTAACAGATCCGTCTCCTCCAAAATATCTTCCATCGTATCTTGCAGTGTAGCCGTTGACGATCGTATTAGTTCAGCTGTCCATGTGGTTGGTACTCGGTTACCATGAGCTTCAAGCTGATAGTCCTCGATTGTAATGTAAACTGACCTTTGGTACCCCGGAACGTTCCCCGCTCCCTCAGTGGCCTCGATCAAGCTGTCTGCTGTTTGAACATCCGTGCCTAAATGCAAGACAGGATTCGAATCCATGCGAGAGGGGTCGTATTTCGGCACACCCTGGGCAGTACCTTGCACAACCGTAATCGAGTTGCCAGCCGCCTCCCCAAGAACGCTCGCGGTGTTGATGATTTCGAATTCGGCTTCTGAATTTGACCCAGATTTGGAAGATGAGAGGCAGCGGAATGTACCGTTGTAGTCGGTTTCAGTGAAACCCGTAATCACGGCATCATAACCGGACTTCAGGAGTGAAAGATCTGCCGAAGCAGACGTGCTCTTCAGAGTAATAGTGACTTGTAAGGTGACAAAAGCGTTTGAGGAGACACTAAAGTATCCCTCTACAATCGCTTCAACCGAGATCACCGTTCCACTTATAGACTTATCGACGTCATCATCATAGACCACGCCTGCATCGGCCCAAATCCGCCCAAACGCTTCTATGCCCAGACCGTCAGCCGGTCCGACCGCAAATTCAAGGGCCAAATCGATCGAGTAGGTGTAGTTTTCTACCTCTTGTCCGGTACCCTTACCACCAACCTCGTCTGTGGTTTTCGTTTCTTTCAGTTCTGACGACCAAATGATCGAGCCAGCAACACGACACTTGCGACCATAGACGTTGTTACGAGGGTGTCCTTCGTCTGCACCGCCAATCTGCAGTTCGTTGATTCTCGGCCCTACAACCGGATCCGGAGGGAACAGGAAGGGCAGAAGGACTTGCTGATCAAAGACAGCAGCCGCTAGGCCGATACCGGCTGCGGCGAACGGGTTGAGTGCGGTAGCGGGACCAATGATCCCTGCGCCTGTTAGTGCGATTGTTGCCAACGGTATCTCCAGAAAGAGTGGACTCTAGGAGCCCATCTGTCGTCAAGGGTCACTTCACAGACCTTGCCCTTCTGCTTCCCAACGCGTATTGAAGAATGCGTGTGGATGAAGTAGGGGCCTGTGGTAAGAATGCCAACATGTTTAGGAACCTTACGTTCCTTAATCCAGAAGATTGGGACGTCCCCAGGTCCGGCTTCGTGCGCCGGAATTGGGTCCATTTGTTCTTCAAAATTTTTAAGAAGTTGTTCAGGATTAGGATACAGAGAATAATCCGTGAAATCGTTAATTACCGCACCAGCTGCCAGACCTGCGAAGACCTGCAGCCCGACGCAATCAATTCCTGCTTTGCTGCGCCCCTGGTGTTTGAACGGAGTGTCCATCCACAAGCGAGCCGCCTCAACAACTTTATCGAGTTCCGGGCGTCTTGAGGACACGATCGGTTCCGGGCATCAGGTGATTTCCGCCGTAGCTAACTGCTACGTTGAAAGTGTCTCGTCAGGTGGAAAAGAGTTTATCACACCCAGCCACGATGGTGAATTTGTCATTATCACCAATGTCGAACGGAGTGTTCTCGTAAAGCTCAATGTCTCGGGCCGTGTCGCTGTACACTTTGCACGTTGACACGTGCGCGATGACAGAATTGAGACCTGTGGTCCAGGTGATAGTACCGTACTTGTAGTAATCATCAACCTGGGTGGGCAAATCCCCTATTGTAGCTTGGAATTTCCTCTTCGGTTCAGTTGCGTCCTGACTTGCCGCCACAACCCGAACTTCTTCCACATCAAATGAACCGATAATCACCGGGCATCGATCAACACCCAGGGTGTACCCACAATTCCTCGTGAAGATTGCGCCGATTCTATTCTGCAGACGATTAGGGAGCCCATTGAGTTCGGCAATCCAGAATTCACCTGTGAAACGAATGCCACCGATTGAATACGTACGCTTTCGGACCGCTCCTCGGTGAGGAACTCGCCAGTCCACGAGAAATTCGGTGACTGCTCCGTTATCGTACCTTCCGGCTCGCAGGTCACTATGGGTAACCTGTGCCGAACTAATGATGCCAAACGTGTCGAGGTTGGCTTCTGCCAAACCAGATTGAAGCTGGCGAGCAGAAACATCCCACCCGTAAAAAGGAGTGTACTCTTGGACAGATCCGGATGCATCGTCACTTTCATCAAACTGGATCGGTCGATCGTGGTCGGTGTACCTAAGCGTGAGACCCGCGTCGGCTACCACGATCTTCCAAAGAGTTGCTTGACGGAGCGATTGCCCCTCCAAGATTTCGCCCAAGGCTCCGCTTAGGGTTAAAACCATCGATCATTCTCCTGGCCTCTACGACCGTGATTTGTTCTTTCTCAAGACTAGGCAGTTCTGGGGTGTTGTTCTTCATCCACTCTTCGGGGTCCCCCTCCAAAGCGGATCTGGCAATTCCAGCGTATCGGTCAGGCAAGGTCAATAGGTGGCGCATTAGATCAGCCGACACACCCTGCCCGGACGCCCGTCGTGTTGCGATCTGCGACCCCCAATGTTGAGCCCAATGAAGGTATTCTAGTTCCTGCATTGAGTCCAAACCGAACGCCCCGCCTTCTGCGTTCACTTTCATGTTTTCAATAACACCATACAAAGCCGTGGCGCACGCGTAAAAATGACGGAATTCCTCGATTCGGCATTCCAGGTCGTGCTCCACGAAAGGAATTTGAAACTTGAGTTTCTCGTACTTAAGAGCGTGTCGGCGTCTGCCAAATATACTAGGGTTTCCGCCGTCCGAAGATTTGGACTTAGCTTCGTCCATGTCGATTTGCATCTCTTTCAACTCGAATGAAAGGTTGGCACACACCGTTACGCGCGTGACAAGTTCTCGAATTGACTGGCGGAGCATGCCCCAATGGGACACTCCTTCTTTGTGCACGATCAGTTCTTCGCATTGGAATTGCGTGTGAACTGGATTATGAAGTGCAAGTAATTTTTGGAACATTAGTTCGTTAGAGAAAGGTTGGAGTGCATCGTTCCCACGTAACCGTCAGCCGCTCCGTGAGAAGCCTTTTCGGTGTACGCGTCGGAAACGGGTATGTGTTGATAATATTTCTTGTGGTCTGTTGATCCGCCACCTGAAAGTGCACCAGTCAACAAATAATTTCGTTCGTTAGCTTCAACATGGGTGCCTCCTCCATCGTTCATGTCCCCTTGAGGGTGCACAGAAAGAGAGGTCCAGGAGTCACCAGACACGTTGTACCGTTCGACATCATCGTAAATGATCGCGGCAGAGTCCCTTGAGGTTCCGCAATAACAAATGAGATTGTCACTCTCATCGTTGACTCCCGCGAATTGGACCCGTGCTATCGTAATAGCCGTTTTTGTTGAGTAACTATCGCCGACTTGATCGTATTGGTAAACAACCGTGTGTGCGGTTTGGAACGCTGCAAATGATGCAGTTCCGGACGCAAGGGTGAATTTCGTTCCGTTTCTACCAACTGCACCCTTATGCTTCACCCCCGGCATGGATGTTACTTGGGTCCACGCATTAACCGATTCATCGAAATACCACGTCTCCGCTCCATCCGCTCCAACATTGGATCCAAAGAAATATCCCCGGTCTTCAGCGGAGGAGAGTTCCGCACCAGGACATTGGGAGTGATCAGCCGTGGAATCTGTTCGGACTGTCCAGGTTTCTGGATTTAATTTCTCCACATCTTTCAGATTGTTGCAGACGATACCATTTCCACCTACCCTTGCTCCTCCAGGGTCCGCCATGTTGGCGGTCGAATCGTTAGCACCGGTACTCCAGGAATCTGCTACAAAATCGTATTTGTACGGAGTTTTGAGCATTGTCGAGGTCCCTCCCCCTAATGTCCAAGGGAAGATGACAGCGGGCGGTGCACCGGTCGAATTTAGCGTCCACTCTCCATATTCCCAAGAGCCAGCAGCAGTAGACTTGTCAAACAAAGCGAAAGTGTAAACCTTCCCAGCAGACGTGGCAGCAATCACCGTCCCCCCACTAGCATCTTCCACGGCAAAGACACTGGACCCCGACGTAGTGACAATTTGGATGATGGGATAACCCGTATCCAATTTTGTCGCATCTGGTAAGGTAACCGTTAGTCCTATGGTGCTGGCTTCGAGTTGGTAAACCCAAGCTCGTTCACGATGAAGGCTGATGTCTGCTGAGAAGGTAATCGTAGCAGAATTACCGTGGTACTCTTTTTGTGTGCCCATTACTTGAGTTGCCACTCTTTGAGACCAGAACTCGCGTTCTCAACCAACCAAAGTTCTGCACGGGCACCAGCCGCGACCGAACCGATCGTAGTTGTGGTGTCCGAATATTTGAGAGTCAAAGTTTGCGACCCGTCATTGACGATGAAGAAAATAGGTCCGCCCGGTTCGATCACCGTGGCATCCGGGAAATTCACGTTGTGAGCCGCTGTGGGAGCGAATCTGACGGCTTTTCCATCAGCCAGGGTGATGGCCTGAACAATTGTAGTCGCCCCAAAGTCCCAAGACCCACCGTTTGATGTGAGTTCCGGGTCCGCAGTAAGGGACAGGTCCTCGATCAGGGGAACGGAGGGAATCGAGTTCGAATCGAAGCTGTCAATTGAGGAGAAGAACGCAACGTCGATATCCTCTGTGAATCGGACCGCAACATCGAATTCGAACCCGGCTGTGATGGAGTCGTTGTTCGGCGGAGCGACCACGAATGTGATCTCGCCGGTCGTTGCACTCAGTGAGTAGTCTACACCAAGTGTTTGGGCCACGGAGTCAACTGCAACAACAAGAGTAGACAAAATAGGCAGGATGATGTTCCTGCTCTTCGTGCTGATCGCGTTGCTGTACTTTTTGATCAGTTGGAACACAACCTGAGCACCATCACCGGCACCAATGATCACGTCCGAACTCGTCACCGCCAGTCCATGGTGCGTTGTACCGTCAGACGTGGTGGCGTAGTCCAACCAATCTTTCCAGCGGAAGGTGTTAGTAGCACCCTCGACTGAGAGGAAGAACACGACTAGACCATACGCGTCTGGTACTGACCTGATCGTGTATGACGCATCGTACGATCTACGGGCAGCAGACGACCTCTGGAGTCGTTGTTCTGCGCCGGATCTCGTGGCGATGATTGCGGTTCTGTACCCAGGTCCACCGGCTGAACTATAGTTCGCGTTGGTGGGTAGACGATCGTTGATAAAGCCCATTATCGCAGCGCCTTGCGGAAGCGGTTTCTCATTTGCCGTTCACTCATGCCAATTCCGGTTTTCGCATCCGGCGCGGTGATGTTGAATGTCATGCTGGGACCAGAACTGCCGCCCATGGCACGGATGCCGAGTCGACCTCGGGAGTCACGGGCGGCAGGCATGACAAATTCGCCACCACCTTCACCCAGGACGTTCGCCCCGCCACCGATCTTAGGCGAGAAGGTTGTGCGATCGATGAAGGAACCGCTGGCCATGGGGCTAAGTGTCCCACTGGAGAAGAAGTTTCCCTGAGCCGATTCCGTGTTCGTGTTCGCACCTGTGATGTTGCCAATGAAACCAGCGATTCCAGTACCCTCACTGGCAGAACCCGTGATCAAATCAATGAAAGGTTTGATGACAGCAGCTTGAATTGTGGAGTCGATGAGTTGCCTCACCATGTTCTCGAAAGCTTCACCGATGTCGCTGAAATCTTTCAAAACGGTGTTGGTGAAATCTCCAAAAGCATTACCAATGTCAGTGGAAAGCTCTTGGATTTGATTCAGTTTAGCCGTCTTCTCGGTGAGCTTGTCGTACGCTTCAATCAGGCTTTCAACGTCTTCAATTCCCGCTGTAGTAGCGGCGGACCGAAGGTCGAGGATGTCGACTTCTCGTTGACGTTCATCGTTGGAGAGACCAACGACCTTGGTTTCGAACTCCGCTGCATTAATGATGTCATCAATCGTTTTAAGGGCTTTCTTTCTAGCCTTATCACTAACATCGAAGGCAGTGGTATTGTCGTTGATCGTGAGGGTCAGGTTGGCCGTTGACTCCGCGAGAGTGTCCGTACGCGGTGTGATTCCCGCGAAGGCGAGAGCAGCGACTTTGGCCGCACGTTGGGCGACCAGGAACGCGACGCCAGCGCCTTTGGCTTCTTCGGATTCCCTGCCCTGTTTGGTGGACCTGATCCGGTCAAATAATGAAGGACCGGATCTATCTCTCGCTGACCCAAGTTCAGCACGTGAGGATGCTTGACCCTCGGTGATTTCAGAGAATCGTTGCTCACGAAGTTTTGCATCATCGAAACTTCGACGTCCAATGTCCAAAATAGCACCGGAAGCCTCGTTGTCACTGAGACCGCCAAGGATTTCCGGAATGAGGGCCCTGGCTGAAATGGCGTTCAGTACGATGTTATCGATCGTGTTCCGTGACACACCTGAAATGGCAATCCACGCCAATTCTGCGTTTCCGGCGAACTGAGACCAGAAGACTTCCATCGTTTTGAAGAAGACTTCCCCCTGGTCGCCCATGAACTCGAATGCAGCCTCGGTGATGTCACCGACTTGGACCGTCTCGCCCGCGACTTCAACCAAGGACTTCCGGTATTTGATAGTCGCACCGACCAGGAGCCCCATACTTGCGGCCAACAAACCAAACGGGTTGGCTAACGCCACCACGGTCATTTTGAGCAGAGCAGCGGTGAATGCGATGGTGGCCGTAGTCAAAATCCCGCCGATTACACCGGCCAAGATCTTGCCTTCCTCGGAAACGTCCTTCTCCACACCAGCGAAGAATCGCAACGCGTCACGCAGAGTGACAACGGCGGAGGTTAATCCACCACCAGTGTTATCACCCATCTGCAGGATGAGTTCCTGGAATGCGGAGATGAGCGCTCGCGTCTCGCCAGAGAGCGTTTGCTCCATGGCACGAGCGAGATTGGTCAACTCGTCCGCGTTACCGCGTGTCGCTAAGCGCAGTTCATCGAGTTTCTCTGTGTTGCCCGCCAGGACGACCGCAGCCAGAGCGGCACGGTCACCGAAGATCTGCGACGCAACACCTGCACTGAGTTCAGCCTTTGCGAATCGGTTCCAGATTTCCTCGGCTGTTCTAACTTCCGGGTTAACCTCATCGAACCCGATTTTCAAGGATTTGAGAGCTTTGAGGGCTGCAGAAGACGGATTAGCCAACTGCAAGAACGTCTGTCGGACAGCGACGCCCGCTCGTTCTGCTTTGAAACCACGATCAATCAGGACACCGACCAGGGCAGCAACATCGCCAACCGACTCACCGAACTGGGCACCGGCAATACCGGCGTCGGTCATAGCGGCAGCAAGCTGATCAACCGTGGGAGCCGTTCTGTTCGAAATAACGAACAGATCGTTTAGAGCGTCAGCGAGTTCATCATTCTCGAACCCGAATTGCTTTTGAGACTCCGTTGCGATCGCCGCAGCACGCGCCAGATCAAGGTTGGCAGCAGCCGCCAAATCGAGGATGGGGGCTGTATTTTCGAGAATTGCTTGCGTGTCCAAACCGGATCGCGCAAGAAGAACCTGTGCCTCAGCAGCTTGCGAAGCTGTGAAAAGGGTTGTGGCTCCCAGTTCTCGGTTGGCAGCCGCCAGCAGTAACTGATCCTTCGCCGAAGCTCGGGACACGCCACCCAGGATTACGAGTTGCTTTTCGTATTCCGAGATGAGGGAAATGGACGACCGGATAGCCTGTCCAGCAGAGACACCCGCAAAGACTCCGATCAACGCACGTCGAAGCTCCCTTGCGGTGTTCCCAACACCCTTCATGGACTTATCTAGCTTCTTATTGTCCCTATTCGCGTCCCCGGTGGACGCAGCATAAGACTTTTGTGCTACTTTAAGCTGGTCCAACGACGTCCGCGCAGTTGCGGTGTCGATCAGAAGCTTGAGTGTGCGAATGTTAACCATCAGTCGAATTACTTAGTGAGCCGGTCGATCTTGACCTTCATCCAATAGTCATCGAGCTTTCCGATCAATCGCATAAACACTGGTTTGAACTCCGACCCCACTCCGGACATGTTCGCGTAGGATTCCATGGCCTCGACGGGTATGTTAGAAGGGAGAATAGAACCGGACATCGTGACCTGGGTAGACCTGCGGTTATTGAGGAACTCGAAAGCGTCCCACATCCACCTTGCATCCTGGTCCAGTGTGATAAAAGACTCCTCAACCATCGGAGTCTCCAATCCCTGTTTGGCTCGAAACTCTGCGAGTTTCCGTAACTGCTCTGGATTAACCTTCGAAAAATCGACGGTTAGAGCCGATTCCAGAGCTTTTAGGAGTTTTTTGCGTCTTTCTTTTCGTCAGACTGGAAGTAGGAATCAACGTTCAGGGACCTGTTGATGATCCACAACGCGACTTCTTCCCACTCCTTGTCTTGGAAAATGAGCAGGGACCGCGCTGATGTGTACTCATAGGGAACGTCCTTCCCGTTCTCGTCTTCATCGTCAAGGCCACGCCAATCGAGGAGGACTGTAGACGCCAGAACTCGTGCGGACATGGCCATACGGTCCGCCTCCGTAAAGTCTTCCTCTTTCTTGCCAAGCTCCGCCTTGAGCTTTTTGATCATCTCACGCTGACGCGTGTTGTTGTTCCTGGCAATTTTGAACTCAGCACCGGAGGGGTGCTTCATCCAAGCTCCGAGTTCGATCTTCTTGAGGTCCAGGAGCAGGTTTGAAATTTTCATGTTCGGTATAGCAGGAGGGACCAGCCGGAATTGACTGGTCCCCCATTAGATCGTCGTCTAGGCTTCGTGTCTAGATTACGCGGCGAAGCGGGTGATCCGCATAGTGCTACCGGAGAGCGGGTCTCGGTAGGCTTCCCACGCCATATCAGCAATGATGTCCCCGTTCTGGCCCCCCGCGACCACTTGTCCGGACGTGTACCGGAGTCGAGGGAAGTCGAAGACGTAGGCGTTTCCAGAGGCGTCTTCCACCAGGAAAGCGTTCGACGAAACGGTTCCATCCAAGAACTTGTTCATCACTGCTTCGGTGGCATAGTACGCTTGGTTGGTGCCTGTGAGGTTCACCGCGCCGGAGCCAATCGAGATCGGACCCAGGGTCGCGACTTGTTCACGCGCTCGAAGGTTGTTACCCATCGAGAATGAGAAGTTTGTAACGCCGTAATCGGCACCGGCTTCTTGGATGGCCAACACGTGGTCAATAGCGTTCATGACCTCATTGCTGTTCACCGCCACGTAACCCGAACCGATGTCCGCAGTAGTCATCGTTTGCGTACCACCAATGAACGGGACTGATCCCGTCATGATAGCTCCAGTCGCAACGGCGAGGTTGAGGCCGTTGGGTTGGAAACCCTTCAGCAAGGTGTATTTGCTGGACAGATCCGTGAACTGCTTCTCAAACGTGACGAACGAGGCGGTGACACCATTCGTGGTGTATTCACCGAGATCGATGGTCAAATCCTGAGCGGAGGAAACTGACGTGGCAGCACCGCCGACCGTGATGGTCGTGGAAGTTGCCGCCGTGACTCTCTTGTAGCCGTTGTTGGCTGCAACCGCGTCACCACGGATTTCCACCCAATCGCCAACTGAAGGAGTCGTGCTCCATGCACCAGCGTCGATCGTGTAAACGTTTGACCCGTTTACCGTCGTGGTATTAACACCAGAGAGGTCATCATCTTCCGTGCTCCACCCTGCGGATTGCAAAGCGTACTCGAACAGATCATCGTGCGCTCCGTAGGGGAGTTCAATGTTCAGATCACCAGCGCCGACGAATGAGTTTCGTACAACATCTGCAATCTGACGGTCCGCTCGGATCTCCGCTGACCGGGTGAAACCCGCGTCCATACGCAAGGATTCGCCGGTTGTCCGGACGATCTGATAAGAACCAGTGGGGGACGTTTTGAAGGTTGTTTCCTTCGCGTACGCCAAACGGAGTAGGTTTGTGTCTGACATTGGATCTTACTCCAGAGTGTCCGCGTAGAACGGGATTTCGATATTGGTTTGGTACCAATTACCCAAGCGACCAACGGTGATCACTCTAGGGGTTCTGTATGTCACTCCGCCAGCCGTTACAGCGCGGAATGCTTCGTTAATCTTGTCGATGAGAACAAGATTACTATTATCGCCGGTTTCAACCTTGTTGTAAACCGACGCGACTGCGATGCCTGCCGTCCGGAACCGGTTATTCCCTGGTGATCCGGTCGTGACCTGGATTGACTCCCCTGGAAGAACCGTGAAACGGACGAACTCAGTGTCGTCAGTTTTCGCATCCGGGAAGTTGTCGTAAACGGTGTAAACTGACTCCGCGTCTGCGACCTCGACCTTGAATCGAGTGTTAATGGCGTCGTGGAGGGCGTTAAAGCTCATAGCGGATCCCGAAGTCATCGGGGTCAGAGTCGTACTGTCATCGGACAGGAACGGAATGTGTACGTCAATCTGCCACCACAAACCCGCCCGTCCGCGCTTATAGAGGCGGGGGGTCCGGTACAGCATGTCAACCGATTTGGTGGCACGGAAGGCATCAGAGAGCCGGTCTGCCGCTGTCAATGCGGCGTCCCACCCCGTCTCCACAGGAACGAACCAGGAGACTTCAAGACGTCCGAACTTCCGGAAGACTTGCCCATCTCCGGTCATCACATGGCTCGCCCCGTCGAAGATCACCCGAGTTCGAGCCCAAACTGAATCTTTGTTGGCCTCATCTGGTTGGTTGTCGTGAACGACCTCATAAGAGAACATGTCTTCAACTAAAGTGAAGAATCGACCAATCACTGCACTGCGTATCTTGCGATAACAACCAGGAGTGTTCCCAACAAAAGCGTCAACGGTGACTGCAAGTGCAGTTGCTTTGAGTGATTGAACAGCCAAGGACAAAGACGACAGAACCTCAGGAACTTGGGGGCTGAATTCCACTACTACGACCGGAGCCGACACCGGAGCAACGGGGGATGTTCCTTGGGCTACGAGTTGCAGTCCCTGGACTCCGGAAGGGATAGGGGCTACTGGGAAGACCCCAAGGGGTGTGAGGGCCAGGGAAGACAAGGGAAACGGCACGGGAAGAAGTGCACTCAAGGACTGGTCAGTAATCTCAATCTGAGACAATCCGATCAGTACCGGGGTAAGGGGGTCCGGTTCTATAGTTGTGAACTGTAGACTTGCGACACCGGGTAAAACCGTGACTGGAATTAGCACAGTCAAAGAATTGAATTGAGCACTGATTAACCCCGGTGCGATCAAGGTGGGAATCACCGGTATTAGAGGCTCCAACTCCAATACTGAGATTCCCACCAGTACCGGCAACACCACGTCAGGCTCTACCATGGTCAACAAGGCAGATGACAAGGGAGCCAAAATAGGTGTCGTCGGGATCGCTTGTAGCGCCGTGATTTGAATACTCGCAGTAGACTGCTCTACCGGAGATAGAACGACAAGTGCAATGTCATTCATGTTCAAAGACGACAACGGTGCGACGACCGGGGTTTCCAGTAGAACGCCAATTTCCGTAACGTTCAACCCGACCACCGAGTGTGCCACCAGGGCTGGCACGTCTACTGCAAGGCTGGTAACGGACAGCCCCGCAACAGATACCAAAATCGCAGACACTACGTCCGGGTTTTGTTCATTAATTTTTAAAGTTTCAAGTCCAGCGGGTATGGGGGAAATAGGTATAGCTGCGAGTCCCGTAACTTCCAGAATTTTAGAAGTCAAAGGAGGAGGGGGAGTGGACACTCCGGGTTCTGCGTTTCTACTGAAAACGACATTTTCGACGTCTGAATCAATTACCACCGCGTAATCCATGATTACTAGACAATGGTAAAGTTCAACGTTCGAATTCAGAACAGCAGAAAAATCAATGTTGAACTTATCATCAAAATCGAGATCGATTGTACCTGTGGTAACAAAGGACGTCCCATCATACATGTCAACGAAGTTGCTAGTGGCTTCTGCCGCTGCGTTCATCGTTGTAGCGGCGTCTTCGTCATAATAGTTGGCCGTTTTTTCCACAAGAGCAACCGCGTCGAAGGCTGCTGTTGCTGCTGACAGACCAAAATACGAAGCGTGTGGATCTATGTGCGAGCTTAATAAGTTAGATCGCATTTCATTCAGCACCCCAATAACCACGCCGGGGCGGAATCCAACTGAAGGTGAATCTTTATTCGTCGCAGTTGTGGGAGTGAGAAAATCGACAATCGTGGCTTGACACGAGGGAGGCAAATTGAGGGCTACCCACCCAACAACAGAAGCCCGATTGATTGTGATTGTCTCAAGGGTGAAACCGTCTGCATCGAAGTCTTTAATATCATAACGAGAAATCAATGAAGCTCCGGACGTCGTTTTTGGAATCCAAAACTGTCCCATATCGTCCGCTCGTCTAGAGTGATATCGGTAAGACAACGTTTGACTAGACTGCTGTGCAATCGTGTCGGATCGCCTAATTAAGGTCGACCCGTCCCAAACGGCCATTCCTAGACTGAAATTGGCGTATGCAGAAGAAATTTGAGCCGTCGAGTTGAGAGCAAGACCGTTAGACAACGTGAGAACGATATTTGGTTCGAACGCCGGACCCGTAATGTTTGACTCGTCTCCCGCTGTACCCCCCGTGGTGTTGAATCCTGCGAACGACTCAAAACCTTCCCCTCCTAAAAACAGGAAATTAATCGTAAACCTGTAAGTCGGAATTACCTCGTAAGTAACTCGGATTCCGTTCGATATTGTGGAGTCTAGGGACACCGAGAACCATAGAGACCCAGAAGACCGCTTTATCTCTAACAGCCGTCCACCGTGCGCGTATCGAACAGAGTCAATACTCGCGCTTCCAGATGCTTGCCACACACCTTCGGTGAACTGGACATTCATGTCGGATAGTCCAACTGCAAAAGCGGCTTCCGGGTCCCCTGCTGTGTCCGCATCTGTGGTGACCCAACACATTACAAATTTGGGATGGTTGTTGATCCCAGACGTGTCTTTGTCATTAAACGCAGGCACAGTCCAATCCTGAGTCGTGACCCCAGCAGTGCCAGAGACCAAACCTTGCACAGATCCTAAGCCTCTAAGGACTCTTTGACCCACTAGCCGTTACGCTTGGTCGAGAGTGAGGAATCCGATCAAATCAAGCTCGATTCGGAACGGCGTTGCACTCGATGAAAAATCAGCACCAAAGTCGATTTCACACACGAGGGGGGAGGTCGAAGCCACGCCGGTATCCTTGTATAGGATGCCGTTTCTTGCGGTGATGGTCGAGGCGAGCCATTCCGGGTCATCAAAATCAAGAGTAGCCCGGTCGTTTGTGTTATCCTGAGTCACCACAATAGAAGTAACCGTGTCGCCTCCCGCCGTGTAACCCGTACCCGTCACTTCGTTTGTAATATTGTCGAAGTGGTCATGGAGATCAATGTCCAACACGTAAGCTGATGTGGTGAGAGCCACTTTAAAAGTGTCAGCGTCCCAATCGATCCCTGCGATGAGGGTTTGTTCGTAAAAGTTGTTGTAGAATGTGGTCGTTACGGCCATGGTTCAGGATCCCAGTTTTGCGATGATCTCTTCGATGGAAACCCCAAGCATCCCCTGCGGCGCTTGCGTCGAAAATCCTCCAGCAACCAGTATGGTTCCTAGACGACCGGGGCGCGGGTCCTTAGAAGGGCCGGGGTCAGGTGGGACGAACGTCCCGAACTCCCATACTGCACTATACGGGGAGGGGTTTGTCAACCAGATTTGATCTCCAAGGGTGAACCCGGAGAGTCCTGCAAGACCCGCATCGATCACCGAGGACACGTCCATGGGGGTGTTCGTCGCAGTTTCGTCTGGCTGTCCGATAGTCAAATTCCAGTTGGCAACTAGAATGGCTTCGTCCACTGGAGTACGGAAAACGGTCCGAGCAAAGAGGTCCAGAGCCGTCGCTCTGTAAACTGCTTCTATGTTCTTTTCTTCGTCACCCAACTTGGCAACAAAATCCGCCAAATGCGCACCCAGATTGGCGTATGCCATTTTACTTTTCCATGAAGATCAGATACAAACAGATCGAATCGCCGGAATAGACGGGTGTGACCTTGGTCACTCGGTACACGTTAGAACCGTGCGTCGCCTTCATTCCGAGAACCGGCGTCCAGGTCAGACCCGAACCGGCCACACCGGTCATCAACGATCCTCTTTGAACCGTGTCTCCATCGAAGTATTTCTCTTCGGTTTCGTACGGAGGAATTGACTTTTCGGTGTTGAGGACCGGAGTGCCTAGGGCCACAGTGCCGGTCGTAGGATCCGGCGTCTTCGTGACTTCTTCGTACACGATGTCAGTGCCGACTTCTAGAATAAGGTCTAGAACTGCAGGGAGAAGTTCGTCGTCAAGTGATGTCATGACCTGCGAACTCCACTACCGGAGAGAACGAAATCGTCGAGCATGGCGATCGCCCGAGGAAACGAACGACGGGTGGAGGCTGATCCCGCGTAAACGGTTTCAGTCATCACCGGACCGGCTTTAACCTTCTTACTCTTGACGCCTCCAACCGGCGCAGTGAGGTCGGCCCAGAGGTCGGTTCCTGCGGCGGATTTGACCGCCAGGAGTGACGTACACGCTTTGACCTTCTCAGGAACCTCGTTTGCGTCGAGTCTGTAACCGTCCCTCGTTTCGAGGTCATACCTCGGCCAATCGAGAGGGTTATCAGCGTTAGATTTAACTCCAAGCCACAACGTTCCGAATCGTTGATCTTGGAAAGCAGTTGCGTCCCTCAGCGCAGCTTTTCTTTGATCGTCTGTGTACCCAGACCACAGTGTTACGTTCGCCGCAGTTTCTAAATTTTCGATGATTTGGAGAGCATCGGCCTCGGACACGTACGAGTTAGCACCCGCAATTCCGGCTCCAGTCTCCACGACGAACGTAGCAGCCATGTTTTACTCCTCCGGGTCGTGCCCGGTTCCTTCAAGTTTTTCCTGCAGGTGGAAACGGTTACAATGACCAGGAAGTTTGGGCATTCCCGTTTCCTCGTTCACCGATACCACCTTCTGTGCGATGCAGAATTCCACCAACTCATCGAACGAGTAACGGAATTTTCCGTCAACCTTCTCACCCCAATTGTGGGTGACCCAGCGCTTGACCTCCGTCCAACGGGGTTTCCCGTCCACTGTCAACTTGGCTGCGATTGCTTCCGCGTTCTCCGACCAGACGATCCGCCGAAGCGACGTCTTCTCGTTGTGGCGAAACAGAACTTTGGTTCTCATCATGTCAGTAACTCCCCTCGGCGTTAGCCGGGATCTTAGTAAATTCGTGGTGAAGTGAGATTACACTTCGTCTTCTTCTTCCTCTTCGTCCTCCTCATCGGATTCCTCGGACTCTTCCCCCTCTTCGTCCTCATCGGACTCTTCCCCCTCCTCTTCTTCCTCGATTCCTTCCGGCTTCTCTTCCGAGTAGCCAGCTTCGAGCCAAGGGCGTTTGGCCTCGTTGTCGTTGTTGACGCGAATAACGTCTACTTCATCACCGAGGTCTTTGAAAAGTTCGATAGTAACACAGGATTTTCCGCCAGCCATGAGATTTCTCCGTTGTTTAGGGGATGGTATATGAAAAAGGCCGGAGCCCAGAAGGACCCCGGCCCATTAAATCAGCCTCGACCGCGACACGCGAGGTTCGGATCCAAGGTCTTGGTCCCGAACAGGATGTCAAGGGCCACGTGGACCTCAGAAGAGTCACCGACGTAGTACATCCGGCTTCGGATGGCCAACCCCGTGATGGGGTCCTGCGCAATGGCGATCTTGGCACCCAGTTCCGACCCGAGGGTGGAGAGGGGGGCCATCGCGATTGCGAAGGCGTTTCGGTGGTGCATCAGGTTGGCCACGTGGTTATCCAGCGAGACCGTGACGGCAGCACCATCACCCGGAGCCGCGACCAGCGCGGGGGTGAACGACACGCTAGCAAAAGCGTTACCCGAAGCGGTGGCCGTGGCGGTGACTGCGTAACGCTGCGTGTTGCCAGCGATGACGAACGTATCGCCCGCAACCAAGGTGCCGGTGACCGAGACCGCATCCAAACTCATCGACGTCGCACCAACGGCGGGTGTGCCGTTCGTGAGAAGGGCAGTCACGGACGCGGTGCCCTTGACGTGTGACGGGGTGTTCTGGTTCGCGTAGGTCTCGATACCAAATTTGGTGCCGAGAGTACCACGCATTTGCGTTGAAACACCCGTGTCGCCCGCACCTTGGTGCTGACTGAACGCAGTCAGATCGAGGAAGCCCTGTTCAAGGGCACCATCGATCATGTAGTGCATGCGCCCGATGTCTTGAATCGGTGCGGCATTGTCGAACATCACTTTGCGAACGGCGGTGATGTCACTGGTGGAAACCGTGCCGCCGAGATCGGCGAACCACGGGACATCCGTGTAATGAGCAGCCAACGTCTGATCGACGAAATCGGCGATCGCGTAAGCGGCGGGGCGGATGTGATCCGTGATGATGCGATTGCCGGTGAAGGCCAACTCGCGGTCGGTGAGCTTGAACTTGACTTCTTTCCATTTGTCAAGAGTAAGCTGGACCGTTTCGGTCGTGACGTCCTGCGCAGTGGAAGGAGCGTCTTGAACTATGAAGGTCGAAGGCTTGCGAATGTTGATCACATCGCCTTTGCCGAAGGACCGACGTTCTTCGTCGAACCCCAGGTGAACGCGACCAGCCATACCCAGTGCTTTTTCAAGCTGGAGGAGGGCTTCGTTTGCGTAGAATTGGGGATTATATACCCCGAGAGTGTTAGCCATGATTCTTTGGTGTCCTTAGGGACTATTCGGAGATTTGCAACTCGGCACCGGCTTTTTCCGCCTCGGCTTTCGCCGCTTTGTACTTGCCAATGTCTTGTGCATCGGTTTGCGAGATGGTGTGGTCACCGCTGGAACCTCCCGTCCCTGTGGTGGTAGTAGACCCTGATCCACTCGCATCAGGACCTTTGAAACCGGCGGACAAATCTGGACGCTTGCGCATGTCTTCCAGAAGTCCATCCAGTCCCATCGGTTGTCCGATGCGATCGCCCGTAGCCATGATGCGTTCCTGACCCGTCGCCGGATCAATAACACTGACACGGAACTGATCTCCGTCCGGAACTACTTTGGCTTCTTGCAAAATGTGAGGCATGAGAAGTGTGGGGTTTCCCCTGACTTCGTCCCTTGCCATGAGGACTGCAGCACGTGACTCTATCATCTCTTTTTGGATGATTGAGATGAGGCCGGTGTTCTTGGTCGTGAGACCATCTTTTTCCAACTCGTGGGCTTTGACCAACTCAGAGATTTTGGCGTCGTGCGCAGCTTTCGCTTCGGCACTCGCGTTTTCTGGATCGAAGTTCTTGACTTGTTCCAGAGCCGCTTTTGCCGCCTCGACGTCGAGACCGCCGAACGCAGCAAGTTGCTCGTTCAGCTTCTTCTTGTCGGAACGTTCTGTTTGCAGAGCAGTCGTGAGACCACCAATGTCTTGCAGATCGAACCCGTTGACCGGTTCCACACTTAGGATGAACTTGCCGTCCTTGTGCTCTTTGTACTCTTTTTGAAGGGGTTCAGGAAGAGCAGTACGCTCGTCCGCCGTGATGATTGCTTTAGCCATAATAATTTCTCTTGGGCATCCCGCCACAGAGTGGACGGATTAGGCATCCCGCCTAAAGGGTCTACCCAAAGACAATCACGCGGAAAGTCCGACGTCAAGACCTTCTATCCGTTCCAACTGGTCCAAGGTCAATATCTGGTTATGCCGGTCCACGAATTTTTCGAGGGGCACTCCTGACCTAAAGAGACGTGCTCGAACGGCCCCAATGGACTGGTTCTGGGCTGCGACGGACTGCCGCTTGAACCAAGCCGGGAACGTTTCAGACGCCGGGACGGGGCCTCCGAGGGCCGCTCTCTGACCTTGGTTGAATGCGTCGAGCCCGTACGAATTGGACGGCTTGAGGACCGGAACAGTGACCGACCGGCACCTTGGATGTTGTGGCGGGCGGGGTCCGACGCCGATTAGGAAAACCTTCCCGTCCAGATTCGCGCAAATGAGAGTCGTGCGCAAGTCGAGGGTCGCCTTGTACCTGACTCCTTCGATCAGGTCCGCGTTCGCTCTGTAGACTTCTTCCCGAGAGAATGCGGAAACGTGCGTGCTCGCCGTTCTGACGACCGTACGGGCGTGTTCCCTGGAGACGTTAAACACTCCATCAGAGAATCGGGCCGCTGCTGTTCCTCTGATACGCCGTACCAATGAATCGGCACTCTCTCCTTGAGAAATACCAATCACGAGTTCTTGATTTATCCGTTGTCGGGTTCCATTTTCAAGGTTGTGGAACCAATCCCGCAAGAACCTGCCGTGAATAGGACGAGACCGGACGACTTGTGCGATCCTACCAGGATCCGGCATGCGGAACACATCATTGGGAATGTTCTGTCCCAATGTGGCAAAGGCAAATCGAGCTTCCAAAGTGGAGAAAGCATCGAGATTTGCCGCGAGAGACGCGTACGACTGAGAATAGCCGTCTTTGAGAATTTTGTCGATCGATTCGAGAAGATTCTTGATCGCCTTCGACGTTCTAGGTGTGACGTCAAACCCACGTGCCGCGATCCGGTTCAACCGGCGGTCAACAAGAGAGATGATCCTCTCGAACACCAACCCTTCCAGGAGCTTGAGTGTCTCCCGGACTTGGCCATTCGTGTAAAGAAAAACCTGGGTTTGGTGGCGGATTGTGGAGTCTGAGATTCGCCCATTGATTGAATCAATGAGGTCCCGTAGTTCTCGACGGCTGACCATTACAGGCTGTGGCTGTGACCGTTAGTTTCGCCGGTTGTCTTATCGCCGTCTTTCACCGTGTGGGTGTGACCGTCTTTCTCATCGGTGCGAGATGCTCCCGGTGAGAACTGGTGCTTGTGACCGTTGGACTCGCCCGTCATGGACGGTTGACCTTCGGTGTCGTTTTCACCGTCGTTCTCGTCGCCGTCCCCTTTGGCTTCATTGAACCCCATCAGGTCCTCTTCGGCTTCAAGGTTTGCCTCGATCTCATCGACGTTCACGGAGTCCGCGTAGAGACCACGGCGCTTGCCTTCGTTGATGTAAGTTTTGCGGTCGATGTCTTTCCGAGCACGGGCGAGGTCGATGATCTTCATGTCGTCGGACGGCATCAAAGAGATTGCGAACTCTGAGAAGATCTTGATTTTGAAATCTTCAGGAGGAGGACTCTTGATCCAATTGCCCGCTGTGACATAGAGTTGGTGCAGGAATTCCTCGTGGTCGCGGATCCACTCCTGAACGGCGGAGTGAGTCTTCGCCGCATTGAGGGATTGGCCGGTCGCACGTCCATCACCACCAGAGGTCCGACGCATGAAGGGTTCCATCCCCATCAATTGCATTTGTTCCTCGATCATTTTCAGATCATCAACGCCTGCACCGATCGCTTTGCCGGTGTGCTCAACGTACCCGAGAGTCGCTTCCTTGTTGGTCGATCCGACGAACCGGTTCGGACCAATGACGATGCCTTTTTCGATTTCCTCCTCGGAGAACCCGGATCCGAACAGGATGCCGAACCGGGAAAATCGAAGAATGTTGTTGTGGTCACTGGACTTCTGCCAATGCTCGATGTTCTTCCACGCGAGACGTTCCATCGGGGGCTCTGCTTCGAAGAATCCTTTTTTGTTGGAGTAGGAAACTTCGATCGGGATGCCGGGGTAAGTGTGAGTCCCCATGCGTACCATGGTGAACGTTTCCTGCCCGTTTTGTCCTTTGACCTTCACCCACTCTTCCCATGTGCCCATGTTCGTCCCATCGAGGGAGTCGAACGGGAAACCGTCCCGGTCCAGCAGCGGGGCACGGAGGACGCGAATCGTCTCGACGGTCTGATCACCGAACTTTCCGTCCGGGACTGTGCCGTGTGTTCGGTACCGGATTTCAACCGGAACTTCCTCACCGCTGCGGAGCTTGACACCACGCGCATAGAGGAGATCAGGGGGCGAGATCACCGTAAAATATGGGCGGATTTTCGCTTTTCGGATCTCTGCGAGGTTTAGCCCACCTTCTACGTCGGGGTAATCCACCAACACGAAGCACAGACCGTAAGTCACCTTGTCCCGGAACGTTTGAGCCGCGACCGTAGAGAGAGTGGACTTGCAAAGGTCCGCATTCTTCTCAATCATACCCAGTTGTTCTGGCATGCTGTCGTCATTCACCATCGTCAAAGGACGAGAGAACGGACGAGCCACAACCTTATCAATCGCATCACCAAATCCGTCCATGAGGAAAGACCGGTTCAACCGAACGTTGTATGCCTTGGCAGACTCGACCTCTTCCTGAGGAAGCCACTTATTTCGGGCTGCCCTCATTCTTGGAGTCTTGCCCAGCAAATCAGTGATTGCGTCCCAGTGGAAATGCATCCGGCGACGCGCTGCCGACATTGAGTCGACTTGATTTTTGTCGGAATTCGGCGCAGAGGGGCCGGTCGCGATCGATCGTGTGTTGAGGGACATGTTAGTTCTTGAAGTATTTGACGACTTTGACGCCCGCGAAGGACAGGATCAACAATCCCAGCGCCCACATAATGAAGAGGAGTCCCTCTTCTATTGTTTTAGGAGGAGGAGGAAGGTCGTCCAACGTTCCATCACTGTTTTCTATGACAATGGGGTGTACATCCGGCGAATCGTCACGATGATCGATAATGATGGGTTGTGCAGGAGTAGCCACCGGCTGAGTCCCACCTGCCAACAAAATTGTGTTTTGTCTCTCTAATGCTTTGTAGGTCTTTTCTTGCCAAGACTCCCCGACGTTCCAAATCCCCCAAATGGAGAGGGTTTCGGTTGTTCCATCGAATCGGGACGATCCGTCCGGTGCCGAGTACTGCTGTCCGCCACCTGAAACGCCAACCCCGAGTTGGTCAGGAAGCAAGCACGCCTGAACGATGATGACAACGCACGCGCAAACAAGAAGTAGTTTCTTCACCCTGACAACCTTTGCAGAGTTGCGTCAACGTGTCCCAGAACTCGGGTGTTTTCCGAAACGGTCAGCCTGACCTCTCGAATCGCAGCCGTCGCGTCCGCTTGGTTTGCGTGACATTCACTACTGACTCTTTCAAGACAATCCGTGAAGTTTTTGTCTCTCGTCTCTACGTGTCGCAGGAATGCCACATCACGTTCCCGAAGGAACTTCAATGCGTACACTACGAGAAACACCAAGGCACCGACTACTGGTGCTTGTTCAATCAGTTTTTCCATCCAGGGGCTCATTTTGGTCTTAGGGGCTAGGCCTCGTGGAGGAAGGCTGTGCGGCAAAGAAGGGGCGGGCTAGAGCACCCGCCCCCGTGTGGATCAGACGGTCAGAGCTTCAAAACGCTCTTCAGCTTCGGCGGCTTTACGCCGTTCCATCGCCTTCACTTCTTTAGCGGCATTGGCCATAATTTCGGCTGCCTCAATATTCCCTTCCTTCTTGAACATCTTCGCGGACGCAACGCCTACGGTCTGCGCGTCCTTGTTCGTGTGGAAGTAACCCACAGATTTACCGAGTTGTTCGGCTGCTTGCCAAATATGTCCGGTAAACATGGTCCCCACGGATTTACCCAGGTTTTCCCGTCCGCGTTTCGTGGCTAGCAACCCTCCAAGGTACATGCCTAACGGCACAAGTGGTTGGAGGGGAGCGGGAAGCCAAGGGGCCACCATACTGACGATGTTGCCAGTAGATCTCTGATTCGAAGTCGTAACGATCTGATTGATTTCAGTCCGTTTTGGTTCGATAACTTGCTTTGCATTCTCCCACTCTGCTCTCCGGATTGCGAGTTCAGACCAAGCGGCTTCTTGCCCCGCTTTGTCGTTCATCTTGATCGTTTCTTGTAAAGTGGCGAAGAGTTCTTTGCCTCGCATCTCACTGGCCCTCAGGACACCTTCTTGGGCGACGATCTCCTGTTCCAGTTGTGTGACGCGGGCGAGTTCTTCTGGGGTGGCGGTTTGTTCCAGGGTGCATCCCCCTAATAGGGGAGCAACTAGAAGCACCGCAGAAATCATTAGTTTCATGCTACCTCGACTTCAGTTATGATAACGGTGCGGGCCGGGAACTTCTTGTGAATGTAATACCCAAACCCGTCTGACCAGTGAGTTCGCAAAAGGTCCTTCCTTTTGTCGATTTTTCCATCTGTACCCTCTAGGGCAACGACGCCCTCAAAGTCCAAGATTAGCTGAGGGCATTTATTCCCGTCAATCAGGATCCGTGCGGGACCTTTCTTCGGTTTCATCCGAGAGTTCACGGCATTAATCCGGGACTTCTCGGCGGGGTTTCGACCAGGGAGCCGGAAATGCAGTCGAGACCCGAATACGGGACGGAGTTCCTTCCTCACGAGTTCCCAATCCGACCCGTCTATTTGCGCCGAACCGCCCGAACCACCCGACGCATCTCCATAGCAGAGGACTTGGCCCTTATGCTTACCGAATTTTCGGACGATGGACTGACAAACTTCAATCGTGTTTGAACGAACCGGAATGTGAACTTCGTCAATGCAAAGAGTGACTGACCCTTCTTTAATCGAGGCCGGTTTCGCTTCCTGACACATCACGGCACTGCCGGGTTCGATATTAAAGTCGAAACAAATGATCAGTGGAGCTTCATCATCGTAGGGGAGAGCCGATTCGTAAACGGCGTTCTGCGACTCCTCGAACGTGTAGTAGATCCGACCTGAGAAATTCAAGAAACTCGCGCCGTATTCTTGTTCGTATGTCCGTTCGTCCAGATCCTCCATAGCAGCTTGGATGACTTCCGGCGACAAGAACGAATCAGACCTCCAATGGTGTTGACCCCAGTTCTTTCGAATAGCAGCCTTCTTCCATAGAGTGTGGAAATGGTTCCTCCCTTCCGGTACGCCGAACATCCACGCCCAACCTTCTCTACCCGGTGTGTCGAGTGCGGGCCGGATGTTTTCGTCCCAAGCCTTTTTCTTAACGTTGCCGAATTCATCAATGCAAATGCCATCAATGGGGTTGCCTTCCATGCGTTCCGGCTTGTCCAACCCGACAATGCCGATGTCTACTCCAGTCGTCAGACTAATAATCAAGTCTGCTTCATAAATGCGCCGGACGAAAGCAGGTGGAATCAACTTTTTTATGTCGTTCCACCAAATCCGCTTTGCTTGAGGAAAAGTGGGAGCGCACCCGTAGAAGAAACCATCGTCCAGATCTGGTCTCATCTGAGCGAAGATTACTGCTTCTCGGGCGAGCTTCCTCTTTGCCCTTTCTGTCTTACCAGAACGGCGTCCCGCCGCACAGACCACGAATCTCTCTTTGGCCGCATAAAACTTTTCTTGAGCTTCATGCGGTCGGAGAGGAGTCCAACGCGGCGGGATTTTGAACCGACTGGTAGGTTCCACGGTTACTCGTCGAGTGTTTCTTCGGTTTCTTCGCCTTCATTTTCGACGGGCAGATCAGGCAAGCTTTCTTCAACTTGCTCTTTGATCGTGGTTTCGGGGTTGATAAGACCTTCCGTCTCTTCCGACCCGAACCAGTCCCTCACCTTATTACAACGATCGAAGAAATCGTTAGGCGGGAGATTGACGATCCACGTTCCACGGTCAACTGCGTTAATACCTGAAAGTTGGGTGGACTCTGTCTCGTTGATTAGGACGAATCTGCACGTCTTTTTTCCGAGAATTTCTTTGTCGGCACGCGCCACATCGTGAATGATGTGAGGCATGACGTCTTCCATTATGAACTGTTTCATTCGGCTACTTCGTCAGGGATGAATTTCCACGCGGAGTTGTCGTCCGCATCGATGTAAACCCGGAAAGTGCTGGTCTGGCCGACCATGATTTTTCCTTCCGGGACGGGCAGAGGTTCCACCACTTGCGAGGGGGTTCCCAGGTAATAAAACCCAAGAGCCACTACCAACGCCACCACGGCAACGCCGCGAGATTCGGTTTTGTGATTCTCCATTACCCTAACAGGGAACCACAGGAAGTTACGTCTTGGAAGGGGTGACTTCCTCGAACGGGCTCACAACGTCAAGAGACACAGGAGGGAAAGATTCTCCCATAACTTGAAGCCATATCGTCCCGTCTTTCTTCAACGCCCGGATGTCCTTGCCTGTTACCTTGTAACATAGGATGGTGCACGGTGTCCCGTCGTCCATCTTGTACCGGTGAGCCCGCACCGTCCGGACTTCCTTCTCTGTCTTGCCATCAGAGGGGCCGAATGTGGCATTTGCTTGTGAAAAACTAATCGGGTCCATTTCTGTTCCTCCGTGCGTCACGGCTTGCTATTGCGTCTTCGCGAGACCAGGACTCCGTTTGGAGCGGTTCGTCACCGTCCTGCCTCTCGACGTCTGTTTTCAGGAAAGTCTGGTCGACAAGACCTGCACTCTTTCCCGCGTTCCTATGGTAACTGTCTCGGCTATAAGTGACGACGCCCGCCGTCAAGGTAAATCTTCACCACCGACCATTGCCTTCTATTTCTTCGAATGAAAGTCGACTTGAAAAGGTAGGAGTATCTTCGGTTCCTCGCATGTCACCGGAGTCTTCACGTACGATCAGGTGCAGTTTGTCTTCTGCAGGGCACCAGATGTGATAGCCGTAGTAAGTCGGTCCGATCGGAACTTTCTCAATCTTGGCCATAACTAAGACCTTCGAAACAACTGTTCGACATCACATTTAAGAATCTCGGCGACTGCACATAGGATTGCAAAATTCGCCGGTTCTCTACCTTGTCGATGCCACGCCGTCACTGACGCTAACCTCGTCCCTTTCAAATGACCAACTCTCGACTTTAGTTGTACAGCCAACTCAGTCAACGTGATTCCACGTCTTGAGATTATGGTATCGAACGCGTGTGAATCCCAGACGGGTGGGCGAAACATCTAATTTCGACTTGGTGTGGGAGGCGTCTTCGTTCGAGGTTCGTCCACAATGGGCTCGAACGGGTTTGCCGGGTCTGTTTGGTGGAAGAATGACCGGAGCAGACGGGCTTGTTCTTCTGCTGAACGATCGGCGACTTGACGTTCCAGGTGATAACGTTCAGGATGGTTGGCCTTGAGCATAAAGATCGTGAGGGAGTTGGAGTAAACTCGCTCGTACCCGACCAATTCGCCCTGATACCATACCGGCTTGTCCCAACCTTCCGATGCCCGCTGCATGGCGTTGGATTCCAGTTCCAGAGTCAACCCATCCCAGATGTCCTCATACGCTCGACGGAAATCCTCATTCTCCCTCTTCGCGTTGTTCACCGCCTGCATGTTTGTGCCACAAAATTTTGCAGCAGCAGGGGCGTGTTTGACCTTCTGGAAGTGAATGAAAAACTCATCCCACCAGGACCGATCCACACCGGCCACCATTGTTTTAGCCTTCTTGGGGGCTGTTTTCTTGCGGATCGTTCCCATACCCAAAAGAAAACACACCGAGGGTCCGAATACAAGAGCACCCCCAGAAAACACCTAAAAGGGGCCTCCTGGGGGTGCAGGATTGAGGGAAGTCGAGGGACTTCCTAGATAATGAACCAGGGCCGCAGGTCCCGGTCAATCCTCTAGGACGACTTCCCCTAGACGCCATCTTTCAATGGCCTCAGCATACCGGACAACTCCAGGAACGAAATTCGCCGAGAGATCGAGTTGCATGCAACAGTCCAACGTGTACAACCGGAGAATCGGGAGGCTAACCTTTCCAGACGAATCTTTCGCACAAAGATCGTTGGGAATGTTACCGAAACCTCGGGTGAATTCAGGCTGGACGAACTGCGCAAACGTTACTTCGTCGTCGGTATCGATGGAGTCCCGATGAAGACTCCACCATTCTTTGAACGCTTGGCTCATCGGTCTGCACGAGCGATGGCACCACGGATCAGGTTGCCAATGCGCATACGGATCAGACCCATTTGGGTTCCGTTCGACGCGTCCTTTTTGGCAGCCATCAGACGTTCGGTGTTGATCTCCGGAAATCTCTTGGCGAGCTTGACCATCGAGGCCACGGTATCACATTCCAGGAGTTGACCGCCAACCTTGTCGATCGTGTCATTCGAACGACGACCGAAATCACCAACACCTTTGCGGGTCTTCTTGGCGACAGCCTTGCGAGGCTTCGTGGTCGCCTTCTTCTTGGAAACCGTTTTCTTCTTGATCGGCCCCTTCTTCTTCGGACCCGGCTTGCTCAGTTGCTTGGCAACCTTTTCGGCGATACCGGAACGCTTTCGCTTGGTGGTGGTGGTCTTCTTAGCAGTCACTTTCTTTTTAACACGGGCCATAACAGTTTCCTTTTCTTGTGGAGTTTGGTGTTCGGAGGCGATCGTTTTCGTGGTTGGGTACAGCGGTTTGAGACCCGTACTTTCCATAACGCCTCGGAGGACCGAAGATTTCAACACGCCGAGGAGTCGCCGGGTAGATGTCTCATCTTGAGAATCCCAGTACCCCCCACAAAGATCCCGGAGACGGGATGAACAACCTCCGCAGAGGTCCGCTCCCAAATAAACTCCGGACCCCTTCTCCCTACATCCTGACGCGTCGCATGTTCCATCTTTCATAATAAACAAATGTTGTCCTCGCCAGAAGTAACGGGGTCCGGTACCCGGATGTTTCATCGCTCTAGACCCGACTCTCTGGTATCCGGGATGGGCCTCATGCAACTCTTACAAGGCTCTTACCGGATTTATGAAACACTCGACTGGAGTACGCAGTTACAGTGGGTAGACATCCGGATTCCACGAATCCCAATTCCAGACACGGGAAACCTCGAACAAGTCGAGGCGATTGCAAGCAATCGAAAGAGAACAAGTTCTCCAAGACGCGCGAGTGAGTGAAACACCTGAGGTTCTGATCCGTTACAATCCGGCTAGAGAAGAAGCCCCGTGTTCGGAGAATGTGGGACTGGATGAACTCGGGGTCGAGGAAAGCGAAATCCAGTCCCATTTTTACAAATGAATAAGTTCAAAGACATTTTACTGACTGCCCTCCTCCTATTATTTGGAATAGGGATGATAAGCAACTGCACAAGTGGTTTGCTTTCACCGGACGCGGTGACACCTGGGACCAACCCTGCAATTCAAATTGGTTCCCCGTCACCGTCTGGGGCTCGCACGTTTGAAGAGGGAATCGGGATGAGAGTACCGGTCATGGTAGGTGTCGGAGAGGACACCAGTTTCACTCCGGAAGGAACCCTCATTAACGTTGCGGGCCCCGCCTCCCTCTTTCCAATAGAAAGACGCGAGCATTTTGCCCCCACGAAGGAACAATTCGTCGAGTGGTCCACGATGTCAGGCTACCCCCTGGCGAAAGTAGAGGCCGCATGGAGTATTCCCGGTGTCAAAGAAAGTTGGGGCTACATTCAACAAACACGCGTGATGCGGACGTTCCTGGTGGAATACCGCAACCGTGAGGAAGACAGATACAAAGATGGCGAATCGTCAGTTCCTCTTTGGAACGAACTGGGCATTTACACGTCCTGGTTTGAAATGCAGGGAATTGGAGAAGAAGCTTCCCGGTTGATCCGCAACTACGAAGAGGCCGTAGTCGAACAGATTTGGCTTGCTGGTGACATCTCACCGGACCTCGACGATGCCGAAGATCGATGGGAGCTTTACCACCTGTTAGATACGGAAAACGCCGTGCATTCTGGGCAGATCATCAGTGACGCCCTAAACCCAAAAGGATCCTAAATGAGATTGCAATTTATTCTAGCTCTGTTACTCACTTTCATTGTTGGAAGTGTAGGAGCGAACGCCGACCAGACCACCACGGCCCATGACGAACGACCTGACTCTCAGGAAAGCGCGGACCGAGGTATCAAAGAAGGCGAATGTTGGAAGAAGGGTGGCAAATACGTCCGTTCCCATGTAACGGGGAACACGATGGGCCAAACTCTTCTGACTCTTGAAGACGAGGACGGTGACGTTTCCAACGAAGCATCCGGTACCAGTTATAAGGGTGGTGGTGTCGAAGAATCTGAATCCATCGCTCACGATGGCGAACAGTATCGAGCCCGTAGAGGTCGAGTCCAGAAACGTAACACGGACGGAACATGGTCGTCTATGACAAGGGTCTCCTGCCCCAAGTCGATCACGGACAACGACACCCCTGATTCCACAGGGGACGGGCTCTCGGTAAACTCCGTGGGCACCCTACCCGACGCGCAGAAAGACACCTGAAACACTCGGGGTGTCCCCTACGTTACTACTGGGCCGGTCCTCCTTGGGCTGGCCCACCGTATATCCCCACATGGCTCTCCCCCTAGCTAACCGAGTGGCGTTCCGCGCCCTCGAAGACGCCTTCATCCGAGGCGTGCGCTCTCGTGGCTTCAATCACCGCAAGCTGTCGAAGATGGACGCGAACGCCCTGGAGTCGGCCACATCGAAGATGATGGAGTGCCACGCGAATCCCACGGATTTCGTGAAAGCCACGTTCGAGGCGATGTCACCAGATTGGTGCAAACAGGTCTTCAAAGTCCCCTATCCCCCGATGCGTTGTTTGTGCTCGGATGGGGCGATTGCTCGCTGGTACAAATATGACCAGGGAATCGTCCGTGAAAAACCGAGTAACAACCTGCGTATTCGACGGATAACTTTGGCGATACTGAAGTCTGTCAAATGGGCCCGTTCATCGACCGATGTTCAGGCTTCCATTGCTATAGCCTTAACATCTGGAGTTTGCTCCTCTTACTGGGTCGCGGCAAGAGAGATTGAGGGTGAGAATTTCCTACTGAACAAACGTCTGCGCCAGGATATAGTTTCCTGTGTGGACGTGATCGAGTCCCTCCTCCAAACAGATCAAACCCGGCTGATGCAGCTTTCTCACTATGGCGATAAGTAAGAAGAAAAAGACGTTAGGCAAAGTAACCACGGTCAAGAATCCAAAGGGCGGGAAGGTCTTCGGCCTAGAAACCCTCGAACCTGTTGACTGGTTGCCAAAAGGTTATCTATCGGTCTCTGCTGCCAGCATGTACCAAAGGTGCGGAAAGCAGTTCGAATTCCGATACATCGACGGACTGAAGGAACCGCCCGGTGTCGCGATGACGGAGGGTTCCAGTCACCACGATTGGCTTGAGGCCAACAACGTGCGCAAAATCCAGACTGGGGAGGACATGGCGGTAAAACCGGCGACGACTATGTTCCTCGATTATTTCAGCGATAATGCCAAACGAGACAAGATCCCTATGATCTATCGCAATGAAGCGATTGAACGTGGGCCGGGTCTTGTTAAAGTCTACCTAGAGAACGTTGCGTCCACCTTGACACCGGTTAGAGCGGAGAACAAGTTCGAAATAATGATGGGCGATGTTCCTGTCTTCGGGTTCACCGACTTCGAAGGTAGGGTGGAAGATCCGGAGTTCCAAAAAGGAGCCCCGCGAATGGCCGTGGCCGATTACAAGGTCGCCGCTCGCAAGAAGTCCGTTTCTGATGCCGAAAACTCCCTGCAATTGGCCACGTATGCCAAAGCCACAGGCATCAAAGAGACGAAGTTCATCACCCTGGCGAAGACCAAAGAGCCGAAAGTCCACGTCACACGTGCAGCGATGTCGCCTCAACGACAAGCGTGGGCACGGGAAATCTTCATTGACGTTGGCAAGTCCATCAAAGCGGGCGTCTTCCCCCTTGCACAGCCCGACTCGTGGGCATGCTCAGATCGATTCTGTGGTTTTTGGGACCGCTGCCGAGGTTCTAAGAGACTCAAATGATCGCACGCAAAGGCATCAAACGGAAGCGGAAGATCCGCAAGTCGAATGTTGTGCTTGTCGTGTGGCCGAACTTCTGCGATGAAGAAAAGACCACGGTTTGCCGACACGACTCAGGTGGTGAGGCTCTAGTCTCGGAATTCAACAAGGACGGATTTGCCGACAAGGTGACAATCGTAGACCTCGTGATCGTAGATGATTACTTGGTGAGGGGTCGCAAGCCCACAAAGGCGATGATCGCGGCAAACCGGGAGCGAATTACAGCCGAGATCAAACGGCTGGACCCGTCGCTGGTCGTGCCTCTGGGGTCTCACGCATTCGAGGCCGTGACCGATCTCAAAAAGATCACGTCATGGGCCGGTCGGCAGGTGAAGACTCGCGAGGACCTGGGTGAGCGGAAATGCGTCCCAGTGTTCCACCCAGACCAGATGGCTCACACTCCGGGCAAAATGCGGGAGTTCATCACTCAGATGCGCTCTGTGCGTGAGATCTATGCAAACAAAGAAATCGACCTCAGTGACACAACCTGGGACCTCGTTACGGATCGCAAAGAGGCGAAGCGACGCCTTGCTGGCATTGGCGTTTTCGATCGCCCTACGTTCGACTTCGAAGCTACCGGCCTCAACATGTGTGATCCTGACTTCCGGATCCGATGCATGGGTGTCGCGGTACGTGAGGGGGAGGCTTTTGTCATCGACCTCGAAGCCTGTCCCGAGGCGTGGATAGAGTGTGCTAGGTGGGTGGGATCTCACCCCTGTCGAAAAACGTGTCATAACGCGAAATTCGAGATCAAGGTCGCACACGCCATTTGGGGCGTGCCCGTCCGAAACCTGGACGATGACACAATCCTACTCCACTCCTACCTGAGGGAAGAGGAGGCGCACGCTCTTTCTCCCCTGGCGTACCAGTACACGACGATTGGCGGGTATGATACGAAGATGGAGGAATTGAAGGCGGAAATGGGCGTGTCCGAGGCCTACGCAAATGGGCCTATGGACGACATTTGGCCCTACTGCGCTGGTGACTGTGATGTTACATACAGGCTCCGCGATGGTCTTTATGAAGAAGCCATGCAGCACCCCGACCATGAACAAATGTTGTGGAACTACCGCAACATTTCCCTTGGTGCATGCAAGACTCTCGCCCGTGTCGAACTCAACGGCATGTACATTAACCGCGCAAACGCGGACCAACTCATAAAGGAACTGGACGAGGAGAAGGACAAAGCACGGGCCAAACTCGAATCCTACCCTGCGGTCAAGAAAGCCAAGAGAATCTGTGGACTGAAACCGGGCGTGTTGTTCAATGTGGACAGTACCAAACAGATGCAGGTGCTGTTGTTCACTGTTCTGAAACTGCCGGTCCTGGGTGAAACCCCAGGTGGTGGACCGTCCACGAAAGGCGAATACCTGCGGATTTGGGCCATCGATCACAAAATCGCCGGTCGTCTCACGGCATTGAGGTCTCTGCAGTACGCTGTTCGGGATCTCAAAGACTACCGGTTAAGGCTGCGCCCCGATTCATGCATCAACTCCTCATTCCGACAAGATGTTGTAGTGACGGGTCGATTGTCGAGCCAGGACCCAAACCTGCAAAACATCGCAGTGGAAGGACGGGTTAAAGAGGTCTTTACCAGTCGTTTCCCGAAAGGCGCTATCATTCAGGCTGACTTCTCGCAGTTGGAAGTTCGACTCCTTGGTTCACTAAGTGGAGAGCCGGTCCTACACGAAACGTTCTCCAAGGGAATCGACGCCCACACAAACACGGCGGCGAAGATCTATGGCATTCTGCCTGAGAAAGTCACGAAGACTCAACGAATGGAAGGGAAACGGGCGGGATTCGGCGTGATCTATGGCATTGGTCCCAAGAAGTTGGCCATCCAACTGGGCCGACCTGGGGACACCCGTTACGCACAAGCTCTGTTGGATACCTATTTCGGCACCCACAAAGCTGTTGATAAGTGGATTCAAGACACAAGGGATGCAGCGTACCATTCCCAAATGGCGGTGTCCAAGCTTGGTCGCCCACGTCACTTGCCGGGGATCCGATCCGATGTCAACTACGAACGGTGGAGGGCCGAACGTCAAGCCACAAACCACGAGATTCAAAGTCTCGGCAGCGACATCACCCTCATCGTTATGCAAATGGTCGAAGATGACATTTTCCGTCTCGGGCTGGACGCGGTAATCATCGGCCAAGTGCATGACTCTATTATTATCGATTGTCCCCCGGAAGAAATCCGGACCGTCAGCAGTCTGCTCCACTACTGGATGACGAAATGGACGACCGAAATGTTCCCCTTCCTTACGATCCCGCTGATTGCAGATGTCACTAGCGGGCCGAACCTCAAGCACCAAATCACTGAACATGCCGCGTAACACAAACGGCGAAGTGCGTTACTCTCAGGGAGTGACCCTCAATCTCGGCAACTTCGAATCTCAAAGAATCGACGTTGGCATTACCCTCCCTATTCTGGATGATACCGATCCCGAGGATGCGCTCGCAGCTTGCGTGCACTTCGTCGAAAAGGAACTGTCCAAACAACTCGCAGAAGCGAAGGGCGAAGCCCCCGCGAAGCGTAAAACCCCCAGTAGGAAAAAGAAGGCCCGCAAGGGTAAGTAATCATGGCTCTCAATTTAGACCGATACAAAGCAACTCAGGACAACATCGAAACTCGCGGTGGCGGGTTCCTGAAACTCAAGGACGGGAGGACCGACATTCGGGTTTTCACGTTCAATCACAAAGTCACCAAAGGCGACTACGGCAAAGGCTTCTACATCAAGGGCGCTCCTGGCGCACCGAAGGTCGGAAGCACACAGGAGGAAATCCACCGGGAGACCCTGCAGCACTTCGTTCCGAATGAACCGCCTCGTCCTTGCTCAGGCAAGAAGTGCAAAACGTGTGCTGAGGCGTCGGAACTTATGGGTTCCAGCAAGAAGTCGGAACAGTCGGCTGGCAAGCGGATGAAAGTCACGCGTCAGTTCCACGTCAACGCGATCGACATGAAGAACCTGGAAGGCGGGATGCAAGTCCTGACCATGCCCCAGTCCCTCTTTGCGAAGATCCTCGAACTCCTCACGTCTGGTGAGTACGAGTCCGAAGACATCTTCGGGTGCAAAGGGTGTGACATCATCGTGACCCGCAACAGCAAGTTGGAACCGTCCAACATGTACAAGATGGTTGTGCGGACTGCGAAAAAGTCGCCGGAACTCGAAGAAGACGTGGCCGAGGACCTGAAAGATCTGTTCGACGCCGACTACTTGGAAGCCGGTCACAAGAAGGACGATTCCGATAAAGAGGAGTCAGAAGAGGAAGAAGAGGAAGAAGAGGAATCCGACGCCCCCGAGGATGACGAGGAAGAAGAGGAGGAAGAGGAGGAAGAGGAGTCCGACGACGAGGAAGAAGAGGAAGAGGAAGAGGAAGAGGAAGAAGAGCCCGAGGACGACGAAGAAGAGGAGGAGGAGGACGTCGAGCCCAACGGTACGATCTGCAAGTTCGAACTCGACGAAGGCAAGTCCCACGGCGAAATCACCGGGTACGAGGACGGGGAATACGATGTCAAGGCGGAACTCGATGGTGAGACCTACACCATGGGCCGCGACGACTTCGTTACTCTGACTCCTAAAGCTCTGGAGGCTTACAACAAGGCCAAAAAGGGCAAGTCCAGTAAGAAGAAGACTTCAAAGAAGAAGTCCAGCAAGAAGGGTAAAAAAGGCAAAAAATGACCAACCGCTTCCTCGATAAGGGGAAGTGCAACATCGTTCTTGACGGACAATGGGGCTCCACGGGCAAAGGAAAGCTCGCGGCGTACCTGGGTGACCGGGAAGAGTTAGCAGCCGTCACGGCTGATTTCAACTCCAATGCCGGTCACACGTTCGTTTTGGAGGATGACACTTCCCACGTGCTCCACCACCTGCCGTGTTCGGTTGTCAACCTGGATGCCATGGTGATAATCGGTGCGAGTGCAGGAATCACGGTCGAAAAGCTACTCCAGGAAATCGACGAACTCGATAAGTACGGAGTCGCGGATCGACTGGCAATCCACCCTATGGCCGGAATCATCACTGAGGACGATGCTCTCGCGGAGCGATCGGAACTCAAGGGTACCGGATTCATCGGGTCAACACAGAAAGGAGTTGGTGCTGCCCTGGTGCGTAAAGTAATGCGCAGAGCCCCGACTGCTAAGGACATTCCAGAACTCAAACCGTTCATCCAGGACACGACGGCCTATCTGGCGTCTACCCTGCGTGGCGGTGGTACGGTTCTCGCGGAGACAGCACAGGGATTCGACCTGTCGCTGAACCACGGGCATTCGTACCCTTACGTTACGAGTCGAGACGTCACTACGGCATCGGCTCTCAACAACCTGGGTCTTCCGCCTCATTGTCTCGGTCGCGTGTGGGGATCACTCCGTGCGTTCCCGATTCGAGTGGGCCACATCTACGACGATGCGGGAGTGAAAACTGGGGACTCCGGTCCTTACTACAGAGACCAAGTGGAATACGAGTGGGATGAACTGTCAGACCTCATGGGTCAGACCCTGCGCCCTGAACTCACCACCGTGACCAAGCGTCAACGGCGAATCTTCTCCTGGTCGTGGATGCAATACGAAAAGTTCCTGCGCGTGTGCGCCCCCACGGATCTTTTCGTCAATTTTGTGAACTACATTCATAAAAGCAATTATGCGGTCCGATCTCAGAGCCTTCTGTCGTCGAGTGCCAAGTCGTTTGTTACAGAAATTCACGGGTGTGGCATAGACGCGTGGGGCCGACCCCCGAAAGTCTCCCTGCTAGGTACCGGTCCCAAGATGGAAGACATGGTGGAGATCGCATGAATCGAGAAGTGATTTGGCTCACCGGCAAAACGTGTGTCGGTAAGAGTGTCGAAGCCGAAAGGCTCGCAAAGTTCGTGAATTACGCAGTCCTTCACACGGGCCGTGCGTGCCGCGAGAAGTTTGGAGAGTCTGACATGGCGGAATCCGAAAACCCAGTTACACCGGACATGACCGAAGATTACGTGCGCGGTCTCGTCGAGGAGTGTTTTGAAAACCTCTCTGACGGGGATACGCTCGTGGTGGACTCCATGCCCAGGTCGGTGAGCCAAGTTGCTTTTATTAAAGAACTCGCAGACAGAAACCAGAACGTTCGACATAAGATCGTTTACTGCACCTGTTCCGAGGAAGAACGGAAACGACGAATTGCACAGAGGGCCCAAAACCCGGATGACGAAAAGTTGATCAACGCTCGATTACGACATGAGGACGGGGTTTTCGTTGATGTCCTGGCGTCGTTGGCCACATCCGGTATGGACGTCAAAATCGCCGACCTGGAAACGAAGACCGTATCAACGTTTGGGGGTCCTTCTTCTGCGGACCTCGAATCGATGATGGACGCGCACCTGGAGTTTGTGGATGAGTCTTTTCGAATGCAGGGGATTCAACCCTCTTTATCAGAAATGAGGCGCATGGCGTCGAGTAAAGACACTGCCCCTATCACCCAACCCTACGTGGAGTGGACCGGTCGCTTTCTACGACAACTCAAAAAGGAGTGTGTGGAGGCGATAGACGAGATTCCCGAGAAATGGTGGACGATCGACGGTGCGGACCTCAGAGCGTGCAGGGTCGAAATGGTAGACATGTTACATTTCTTCTTCTCGGCGTGCATGTCCCTGGGTATGTCGGCGCATGACGTGTCATCGCTTTATTACAAGAAGCTCGAAATCAACAAAGCACGGGCCCGTTCCGGTGGTTACTCCGCCAGGAACAAGGTTGGCAAAGATGATGAGCATATTGGCAAAGCGAAACCATGTGAACACCGGTCAAGTGCGTGGGACTTGAGGTCACAATGCCAACGGTGTCTCATGTGCAACGAGCAGGTAGACGTATGATGAACCGTTACGAATGGGAAAACGTAGACGGGGTGACGCCTGACGCGTACAAGGGGAAACCGATCCTGTGCATAGACTTTGACGGCACGTTGATGACTTACCACAGGTGGGAAGGTGCCAGCGTGTGCAAAGGCGACCCCATCGAAGGAGCGATGAAATGGATTACAGAACTCATCAGAGACGAGTTTTTTGACCTTCATGTTCATTCGTCCAGGTCCCACCAACAGGGCGGGATAGACGCCATGCGTGATTGGCTTATTCGCCGGTACATGAACTTCCACAGGTCGATGTTGTGGAACGCGGACCGCGTGATCCGTAACAGTGTGTACTTTCCGAAAGTGAAACCGCCCGCTGTAGTGGCTCTTGACGACAGGGTTATCACTTTCACCGGAAAGTATCCTACTTTGGACGAACTTAAATTTTTCAAACCTTGGACACCCTGAGTGGAAGTTCTCAGCCCTGGATTTCGCACGTCCCTCATTAGGGCAATGTTACGCGATCCGGCTTTCTTGATTGATCGCCGGAAATGTTTATCTGTTGATCTCTTTCCCAGTGACTCCGAGAAGGCGATTGTCGCTCTCACACTTGACCACTTTGACACCTACGCGTCTGCACCTGACGATGTTGTTATTCAGGTCGAAATGGAGAAAGCTGGGATGGAGGCCGACGATGTTGACCTCATACTTGAAGACTACTACCAAAAACCAAAGCAAGTACGATACGTCCGAGACAAGGTTCTAGAATTCGCGCAGAAAAGGAACCTGGAACTTGCCATCGAGCGCATGGCCGGTATTCTGGACGATGCGGATTTCGAGGAACTGCGGGCCGAACTCTTGCAAGCGGCGTTCTTCGCCGATGAGGAGAACTCCCCTGGCTCCGTCTGGTCGGAGGGAATGCGCGACCGGTTGAAGAGGTACAAGGAGGACGAACGCCCTGGCACCGTAACGACGGGGTTGGCTGTGATGGACGAGCACCTGGAAGGTGGGCTGGCCCCGACCGAACTAGGTGTCATCCTGGCTGCGCCGAACACAGGAAAGACGACTATGCTCGTCAACCTGGGTAAGGCTGCGATGATGACCGGTCGCCGTGTCATCCACTACACGTTGGAAATGGGCACCGCTTCAGTTGAACGCCGATACGACATGTCGATTCTGAACGTGACGAAAAAGGAACTCCGCACCAAGCAGGGCACGGTATGGAAGAAGATGAAAAAGCTGGTGGATTCTAAGCTCGCAGAGAATCTAATGGTGAAGTCTTACCCCATGCACAAGGCCACACCCGCCACGCTGGAAGCTCACCTAGACCTGATCGCACAGAGGGACGGATTCTCTCCTGACCTGATCATCGTCGATTATGGTGCCTTGCTACGCTCCGCCAGGAAGTACGATGCCAAGAGATTCGAAATCGCGTCGGTGTTCCAAGACATGCACGCCATGGCGAGTGAACGTTACGTCCCCCTGTGGTCTGCGCATCAGACGAACCGAGACGGACTGAAAACGGCGGTAGCAGGGATGGGTGACCTGGGTGAGTGTTTCGAAGTCGGGCCCATCGCCGACGTCATCGTTTCGCTCAACATGACCGAGACCGACAAAAGACGAGGGATTTGCAAACTCCACTGGGCGAAGAATCGAGAGAACCCGTCCGGTATGACCGAAATCGTGAAGATGGACTACGCGCGTGCAAGCGTGAGGGATTTTGAGGATGCGTAAAAGACGAAGACGACTGGCGTACAAGGTCCAAGATTTCAGACTGGACGGGTGGACGGCACCTACATACGACCGGGCCGCTCATGCGGTGTTGCAGGACCGCACTAGTAGAAAGTACCAACCCGCATGTAACGACGGAAGAATCCACATCGAGCAAATGAGGCGAAGTGAGAGAGTTCCGTACCGACACACGCGGTGCAAAAGATGTAGCGACACCCTGGTCCGAATGGGCATCTTCGTTAACGGAACTGAGGCACCTTGGACCCCTTCCTCAAAGCGTTAACTGAAAAGCTTGGCCAATCGGACCGGTCTAGTCGAGATTGGGTCAATTACGATTGCCCCTACTGCTCTGCTCGCAAAAAATTTGGCGTCTGCGTGTCTCAAGGTAGGGCATGGTGCTTCCGGTGCCAGCGTGCTCCCTCCCTGGTCCTCCTGGCCCTCGACATCGGGCTGTCTCCCGCGTCCTTCCTGGGCCTCAAGAACCAGGAGGGGCGATGGGCCCAGATCCGGGCTCGGATGCAGAGGGAAGCCAAGGGAAACCCCACCGACGCCACACCCGTGGGGTACCGCCGTCTTCACCCCACGGGGGACCATGGGAAGATGGAGGAATGGGCCCGCGAGTACATGCAGGGCAGGGGGGTTGACCTCGACCGGTGGGAGGTCGGGATCTGCGAGGACGAACGGCTGCAGGGGCGGGCCGTGTGGCTCTTCCGGGAGTACGGAGTCCCCGTCTACTGGCAGGGTCGAGACATCTTTGGGGACCAGGGACTAAGGACGAGAAATCCGGACCCCGAGGAAGCATGGCCTAGAAATGAGGTTCTATTCGCTCATGACGACTTCACGCTAGGATGTGAGGTCGCCATCGGTGAGGGCCCGTTTGACGCGGTGCCTCTTACAGACCCAGACGTGCGACGAGTTGGAACGTGCCTCTTAGGCAATACCATTTCGGCGCGTCAGATTCAGATTCTGCAGGAGCACGAAGTCTCTTGCGTGTACGTGGTCCTCGATCCGGACGCTGCAGTCTCGGCGATGAAGCTGGCTGCGCGTCTCATTGATGAGGGTTTCGAAGACGTCCGCGTGGCGAACTGGCGACGAATGAAAGGTCAGGACCCGTCGAAACTCGGGCACGACCGGTGCCAGGAGATCCTAGACTCTACACAGCCGTTGGATCGTGCAGCCCGATTTCGACTGCGCGTTGCCGCAACTCGTTCCGTGCCCGCGAGGCAGTTGCGGGCGAAATCCCGAGGTAGGCGGCAGCGGCGCGGTCGCTGACTTTCAGCTTAAAACGACCTTTCTCGTCCATGTCACTAGGCGGATCGAGCGTGAGTTCGAAAAGACGGCGGGCGTGCTTGCTCAGGCTGAATAAGAGGTGTTCGATTTTGCCCTGTGCGCTGATTTTTGAGACGACATCGACGCTAGGTCCGGCCAGATCGTAAACGGCCTCTCCTCCCTCTTCCGGGTCTCGGTTCGTCCACTTCCGAACGAAGTCGACCATGGAGTTTCTGCCAATTGTACCACAGATCCGAAGGATTTCCGTCCTGGGTCGTGCTCCGTACCGGGCGACTTGCTCGATCACGCGCAGGTGTGCGCCTTGCAGCAGGTCCTGTTCCAGGTGCTGGTCCCCACCGCTGAAACGACGAGCCAGGGCACGAAAGCCAGGGTCTAGGTCGTGGTGGAGTTTAGGAAGCTTCGGCATACGGCGGGTTCTCCATGACGATTTTGAGCGTCGGTATTTCTTCGTCCAGGTCGAATCCGTCTTGTTCCAGTTCGAAGCGGAGGGAAGAAAGGGTGTCGTTGACTCGCCGGATGTGTTCCAGCATATCAGATTCGAGAGCGTCTAGGAAGTTAGGCATTGATGGCGATTACGAGGACGGCGGCGACGCCGAAGATGACGAAAAGAAGGTAGGTAAAAATGCGGTGTCTCATAGCTGCGGGACTCCCATCCCATTACGAGTTAGCCGAGGGTGACCTCAACGGTGAAGTGTTTCCCCTCGTACGAGTAGCCCCCACTAGGACCGTGGCCCGAATAGCAAAGGTGGACTGTCTTTTTAGTCGAGACGATGCCGATTTGGGGCAGGAACTCCTGCAGGGTCTCGATCGTCGCGCTCCGGTAGAGCTTGGACGGTGTGCAGGTCCTGGCCGGTGTGGACTTCTTTTGGCTGCCGTCTTCGTTGTATGTGGTGAGATAGCGTTGACGACTCCACATCGTGGTACGAGCAAAGAGCCTGACGATTTGCGTGTTCGGTTTTTCGCCGGGGACGATTCTCCAAAACCGGATCTCCGACCCGACGTTCTCGATCAGGACGTCTCCGGATTCGACAGGAAGGGAGACGCGTTCGATTTGTTGGTTGCTGTTGCTCATGGTGTGGTGTTGGTTAGGCGTTGGTAACTACTGTTAAAGTCGCTGCAACGAGGGTGACGAGGCTCACGCGTCCGTTCTGGTCCCATCGGACCTTGGCGTCCTGGTGGCCACCGGATTGGAGAGCCTGCCCGGACACGACGCCGTGGGTCTTCACGACTTCGCCGGTCCAGCCGGTGTCGCGGTGGCGCACTCGGTCTCCGACTTTCACGTGTTGTTTGATCTTTCTCATGGTTAGTTGCTGGTTGGTGGTGTGTTCCTACTTTCTTTTTCGGCAGATGAGGGCCTCGACCTTTAGTCTCTTTTGTCAGGCTTGCGTAAATGTTTCACATTGAGACGGTGGGCCGAGGCGATGGTGTCGAGGGTCAAGACCTGGGCACGACGAAGAGCGGCCCGCATTTCGCAGCGCTCGATCGGTCGTTTTTCCTGGAGGGTCTCGACGTGTAGGGTGTAGACGGGGCCGAAGTCCTCCAAGAGTCGGCAGACAATGATGGTCCAGCCGGAAACTCGACGCGTCCAAAAAAGGGCGTCCTGTCGTTGGACCGAGAGGCGAATTCGCCTCCATCGGTCAGGGTTCGGTGTGCAGGCCATCATCGGAAAAGCTGGACGATCTGATAAAGAACTGTGACGAACAAGAAGCGGACTGCGAAATTTCGGACGGGCGTGGACTGTCTTTCTTCGCTCATTTGACGATATCCTGCAAGAATTCGATGACCCAGTCCCTATCAAGTTCGCCCCCATTTGCGTTTAGGTTTTCCAGGATCTCGTTTGCGTCGAACTTGAGGTTGGCCATCACGCCCATCGGGCGTTTCTTCGTCTTGTTCGGCTTGTCCTCCACTTCGTGGTTTTGTTTGTGAGGACCATGATGGGCTGCAGGAAGTGCACAGCGTGTGCTAGGGTGAACCTCCCCACATTTGTAGGTATGGCTCCTAAACCCCGGAGACCCGTACTTGGGTTTCTCTTCTTGCGGTGAGTTCTGGTCCTCTTCGTCTTCGCGGACCGTATCGTCCCGGTCTTCTTCGGCTTCTTCCTGGCTCTCGAACGGACCGAAGGTCTCACCGTCTTCCTCGTACCAAAAGCTCTCACCGGGGCGGTAGATCGGATCCTTAGCGCCGCAAAAATTGCAAGTGTCGTTCTCGTCCACGGGGTAGTCGACGTCACACACGGCGCATTTAGCCCGCTCACTTGCGACGACCTCGGGACGGTCTTCGGCCTGCTTGTTCACGTGGATCACGACGAGATGTTTGGCGGTCTCGGTCAGGAGGGCGAATCCGAGTTCCTCGCCACAGGCGACCCCATCGGCGTCTTTTTCGTAGGATTGGACGGTATACCCGCTGGCGAAAGGCGTCATGAGGCCGACCGTTTTCGACTCTTGCTTGATCAGGTATTGTGAGGGGCTGGACGGGTGCGAGACGAGAGAAAGGTCTTTGGTGGTGATGGCTTGCATGGCTTTGGTTGGTGGTGTGGTGGTCAGGACGGAATCAGGAGTAGGCTTCTTCTTCGTCGTGCATACGGGCAGCATCGAACAGGGCGGGCAGGAGCGGGATGCGATTCGGGCCGGTCGGCTCGTTCTGCGTGCGACGCCACCCCCAAAGGACCGGGTAGGACT